ATGGATAATCATAATCAATGTAATTATGTGAATCCACAAAATGTTTCACTTGACTGGGAATGTTTTATAATTAGTAAAAGTGAAATGTTGTTAGATGGTGTACCAAATGAACTTATAAACACTTGGTTAGATAAAGACATTATTACACCATTTTCGATAAGAAATGATGAAATAAACTTTAAAACAAAAGATATTTGGGATGCACTAATACATCATAATTGGTACTACTCAAATTAATTTGCCATATATAAGCTAATAGCTCTATTTGTAGTTTCAATTAATTGATGATCTGTGTAATTAGACATCACATATGCTCTAATTACTTGGTGTCTTTCTTCTAATCGAGGGAATGCTTTATCTTCACTAACGTGTTCGGCCAATATACCAAATGGTGTGTTATCATTTTGAAAACCCATGATGAAATTGTAAAACGTCATAAGACTTGCCCCCTTCATTTATTAAACGCTATTTAAAGTGTTATTATTAATCTTATCAGAAAACTAGTATTTGTAAATGTGCAAAAGTAATTTTGCACATTTTTTTGTTATCTGATTCTAAAAATATTAACGAATTATTCAACTTTAAGGGTTTTTAGCATGTAAATATTCTTTTCATATTAGTACTATACACCCCTATATATGCTCGCTTGTTTGAATTAATAAACTTTAGCATTCTACAAATAATATTTTAAAAAATAACTATACTTTTTATTTACCTATTGGAAAATAGTGTTATCATATTTATTAAGAAGCTATTTTTATACTAGTAGGTGTCAGTCATGAATAACATTTTGTTAAATGCTATCAATATAGTTATTACTACCACTTTTGTTATCTTTAATATTTTAATCACATATAATAAAGATTTAGATGATTTATGTTGGCTCCTGCCTGGTATTATCATTTGTGGTGTGATACTCATAGTATCCTTTACCATTGCAATGATAACTAAAAACTGGTTAAGTGAAATATTATTTTTTATAAATATCGTACTCGTTCTCTATTACATTTATCCTATTTTTTATAGTTTTATAGGTTAATATTACGGTATACAAGGAGGGTTTCACATGTCTTTACATTTTGCAATTCTGTTTTGGCTAGCATTAATTTTCTTAGTTGCCGCTACGTTTATACTCGTATTAATGAAAAAAACTGGCAAAGAATCTAAAAAAGAGTCCTATTTAAGTTTCACTGTCATTCTCTATATTTTTGGATTCGCTATATTAATATACACATTTATATTTGGTGTGCTATAAATGAAATTCATTTTATATCCAGTCTGAAACGTCTCAATGATGTTTCAGACTGTTTTTTATTCTTAATAGACATTTCACACTCTCATACTTTAATATTTAAGATATGTTTTAGTCTTGCAAGCTTATTAAAGATTACAATTCTAATTTAAGACTATTTACATATATTTCTTCAACAAGGAGCTTTTAAGTGAACTATATTAAACGAACGATAATTTTACTTATATTATTCGTTGTCGTATCCCCTATAAACTCACCAAAAACAATTGCAGATAATAAGTATTCAGAAATTCAAGATGACAAATTCCAATTACAACCTGGTGATATTATTGTTACAAAAGGCCCTGTCATGTGGGGATTTTTTGGTCATTGTAGTATCGCGATTGATGATAAAACGATTTTACAAATTGAGGGGCCTGGCGACAAACCAACTACACAATCCTTCGAATCTTTTAAATATAATTATGCAAGTGGCAAAAATGATTGGATGAAAGTTTATCGTTGTAGCTATCCTGGTGCAGGTAAAAAAGCGGCTGAATGGGTTAAGAAAAACTATGAAAATACAAATCATCGTTATCTAGTTACATTAAATTTGAACAGCAAAAAATTTACATATTGTACTAAAATTATCTATCAAGCTTATAAATTTGGTGTAAGTGAAAAATCAGTTAAAAGTTATGGACTACATATTATTTCACCCTATGCAATTAAAGATAATTTTATAGATCCATATAAACTAAGGCTTGTTAAAACTTATTAAAACTGTTTCATCAAAAAGTTAAATTAGTTTGTGTTTTGCAATAAATTGGGTATAGATTACAAATGATATTTCAGGAGGCCCAATATTTTGAATGAACTAACTAAAGAACAAAAGTATACAATAGCTAAATTTTACAAATTATATATTGAACGTTCGAATAATGGAGAAACAGAAACAGTCGCTAACTTTTTTGGCGATGCTAAAAATGCACGTGAAAACTATTTTTGCGATCGTGATTATCAAGACTTCTTAACTAACTGCCAAATTTTAATTCAAAACAAATACTTAACTGGTGAAGTTTTGGACGATAACACTTACAATATTTCTATTTTAAACAAGACATTTATTGAATTTGAACAAAATTTTGGTTGAACATGGATGTCTCAACTATAAAATTTCTAACCCTATTTTAAAACAGGAGTGAAAATATACATGAGTGAATGGCATATTAATAATCAATCTACTAAACCTTTTTTGATACAACAAGCGGAAAAGCAATTGTCTATTGTTAAACCGTTGCCTAATGGTAGCTTCCAAATACTCACAGAAATAGATTTGGAGAATGGCAACATTAGTAACATCGATTATTCTCTACTTGTTTCTGTAGACCTCAAAGCATTAGAAATAAGTATATTTGACGCTGTAAATTAAACGCAATATTTTTATTTAATTATTTTAATGTTCCACTTTTTAAATGAAAACAAGATTACTGAATTATTATGAGATTTTAAAAACAATAAATATTCTCAATAATTAATCAGTCTTAATAAAAAATTAACAAAAAGTTGATTAGTTAAATTATTAATTAAGTAGTAAGATATTATGCGATGTGGTATCCTATTATTGTTAAACATTTTGAGTGTTTAACATTACTTCTTGTTATCGCCATATACAGACTTTAATTCTCGTCATTATTAAAGTTCTGTATTGGCGCTTTTTTTATATTCAAAATCAAAAGTCGGACAGATGAAAAGTAAAAATCTTTTCCATCAGTTCGATTTATTTTAGAACCATTATATATTGTTAGATCTCCACCTAAATTTATTGGACAAAAAAATAACAGCTAGTGCTTTTACCACACCAACTGCTATCGATTTAAAGCATAAAAAAACAGCCCTATAATAAGGACTGTTTGAATAAGTTAAAATTACATTTTAACTACGTTTGCAGCTTGCTCGCCACGGTCGCCTTCAACGATGTCGAATTCAACTTTTTGGCCTTCTTCTAATGATTTGTATCCATCTTCAGCGATTGCTGAGAAGTGTACGAATACGTCGCTACCATCTTCTCTTTCGATGAAACCAAAACCTTTTTCTGCATTAAACCATTTAACTGTACCGTTATTCATATTGAATACCTCCGTCGTGCTTTTGCACTAAATATTTTGTAACAAATTCATAAATGAAAAGGAGAATATTCTATATAAATAACTCACATTTTTCTTCACGCTCTTTATTACTTAACTTTCATTATACACTTTTAAATATAGAAGTAAAGCATTATTTTATTTTCTGTGATAATACACATTGAAATATATAGTAATATTCCATTTTAATACTAAATTTAAAATTTTTATTTTCTAATATTAAATACACTTGATTTTGATACTATTTACTTTTTTAATTCTGAATTGATAATAAATCATAACGTGATCTAAAAATTGTAAAAGTGCCACTAGCAGCAGTGACACTTTTACAATGAGCATTATTGACCTGAATCAGCGTTGTCTTCGCTCCAAATATTTAATTTCTCTTTTTTCGCTTGTGCTTCACTTTTTCTTAAAAGTTGTTCATGTGTATTGTTAGGTTTATAAACATAAGCAACTTTAGCCAAGCCTTGACGAACTAAAGCTTCGTTTACCATTTTTCCATCAGCATAAATATACGCTAAGCCACGTCCATATTTATCAGTTCTTTGACCTTTGTCAAACTCGACTTCAATTTTCTTTGCATTTTCTACCATTTTTTTCGTAAATGCACTTGCTTCAGGACCATATTTCTCTACACCTTTTTTAGGATGCTTTGTTTCAGGTGTATCAACCAATAATAGTCTGAATGTCATTGGTTGACCTTTGTACATTAATTTAACAGTATCACCATCAATCGCTTTAATTAATGTCGCAGGTTCTTTATGTAATTTTTTAGTTGAAGTTGCACTATATACTGTTGGATCTTCTGAACCACTTCTATTTACGCCATTATCTGTTTGTGATGCATTTGCTGAGCTACTTAGACTTGAAGCTACAACTAAAGTTAACACTAAGCAACTAGTAGCGAAAAAGAAAAACCTCTTTGCGTATTGTTCTTTCGAAACATTACTGATAGCCATCCCTATAAGTAATATTGAAACAATTGCCATACATATGCCAGCACTTAATAAGTATTCTGTCATAACTAACACCTCTTTCTTTTTAGTTAATTTTAATATTAAACGTTAATTAATTATAATTCTACATTTTTACAATTAATTAATAAAAATTTAATAATTATAATAAAATAACTATACTTACTTTTATGTATTTTCTATATTTTAGGTGTCGGAACTTAAATATTTAGTCGTATTTGTAAAATTAAAAAGCCTACAACATGAATCGTTGCAGACTATCATATCGAGACAAAGAGGTTTATTAGCGTCTCTATATCTATGCGGAATGTGAAAAGATTATTTATTATATTTACGGGGATAAATTGTCATTTAAAAACGAGATGTATAACTTATAATTTACTTTGGATTAGCGCTTTTCAGTTTTCTCTATCTTATTATTCACTTTATCAATTTGTTTATTTAAATAATTTTGGTGAGACTGACTAAGTGTACTTACTTTTGCAGTTGCCTTAGCGAGATCTTCATAGCTTTGTGTATCTTTATAATCGTTAATTAAGCTTTGTGCTTCTTTAACATGATCACGTCTAATAGCGCGTTTGTCACGGTCTGTGAAATGTGATGAGTCAATTTCACTATAACCAACCATAGCTCCTGATTTACCGCCTATTGTTAATATGTTGAACTCCATCAGGTTTGAATTGCTATTAGATTTAAAAATATTAATATAAGCATGTTCAACTGTTATAACTTTTTCTTCCGATGTTACTTCAGTAAATTGCTTAGTATCATTAACGCCACTCTCATGCACTAAAGCTTTTGCATTATTCGTTTGCCATAATTGTGTCGCACAAAGTACGCCCATTGTTAATACTAGTACTTTCCTTTTCAATTGTTTAAGCTCCCTTATTTGCTTTGATTTAAAAACCGACTTTTTCACCCTGTTTTCTTCGCCATTGAAAATTATATACCAATATTTTAGAAACAATAATTAACTTGCGATGAACAAACTATTAACAATAATCTTGAGTCTTATATTTATCTTAATTAATAATATATTTATTTAAGATTATGTTACTTCCAACTTTTAAAGTAGAAAAACGGTATAATTTGTTGATGGGTGTTGATCGTTAAACAGCAAAAACATAGCCTACAACCTCATAGATTGCAGACTATATTTAAAATAATAGGTATTTATCATATCTCGTAAACTTAATGTCAATTTTTATACTCGTGGTGCTGGTAAGATGCCCTTAAACTCAGGAACAACGTGTGTAGGGCTATTACTTGGAACAGCATATTGATAATTTACATTTTTGATGTTTAATGCTGGTTTAACAATTTTACAACCATGTGATTTTGAAAATGAGAAATGTTTTTTTACACCTTTGACTACTTTATAAGTATAAAAATATTTATAGTTATAAGTTTTATTTACTTTTGCATTTTGATGTGTTGCTGTTGTGTTATTTTGGAAACTTGGTACATGCATACGATGTGAATTGTGACCATATGATGGAATGACCTTAAAACTATTTATTTGAGGTACAGCACAAAAGTGATGAATTCTAATACTAGCTTGTCCTGGTGTTACAACTTTATGACCATGGTATCCAGGAACTGCAAAATGATGATTTATAATTAACGATTGAGATTGAGATGGGTGTGTATATCTAGGTGCTTCTGTTGGTTTAATAGTAAAGTGATGATGGATAGAAGATGTTGCATGGTCTACATGATTATGTACATGCGTTGATTTGTATGAAGTAATAACTTTCTTGTAGTGTGTTTGCGTAGTGATGAAGTGGTGGTTTACTTTGTTTTGCGTAATAAATCTATTCACCTCTGGGCCTTTAACAACAATTTGCTTGTCAACTTGTTTTGAAGCTGGATTGTTTGTTGTTACATTCACTCGATTATTGATTTCTTTATACTCTGGTACAATGTTTCCTAATTTTGATTCTGGTACGGCAAAGTTTTTATCTACAATTTTACTAGCTGCCGATGGATCTGCAATCTTATTCAATTTATCTTCAGAAGCTACAAAGTTTTTGTCAACACTCTCTGTCACTGATGCTTTAGCGTGATTTGAATTCATAATTTGTGTAGCAAATAGCGTGCTCATAGTTAAAACTAATAATTTCTTTTTCATCTGTTATTTCTCCTTTATATAGACTCAATATTATAACCAATTTAATTTTCCTGTTATATTCACTAACAGCATTATATACCAGAATTTTCAGTATAATAATTAACTTGAAGTAAACGTTATCTTAACATTTTTATTGTTTTTCAGCTTAAAATTAATTATTGATATTGATAGTTAAGCATAATAATTTTTTCGTAATATAAAGTGAAAAAAGTAATAGTCTACACCTGTTTAGAATGTGGACTATACTAGATTGCATCGTTGAAATGATGACTTTGATATTATTTATTGCTAGTTTAAAATGTTGTTATTTTTACGGCAAACTCATTATTTGTTTTGCAGCCATGCATTAATTATTTGCCATTATATACTTTATTAATTTGTTTATTAAAACGTTTTTGATGACCTGCACTTAAAGTATTTACTTTTTGTTGTGCATTTAATCGGTCTTTATAACTATGTGTATCTTTATAATTATCAACTAACTTTTGAGCTTCTCTCACGTGTTCACGCTTAATCACGCGCTTCTCACGTTCAGTTAAATGTGAAGAATCAATTTGACTCAAACCAACCAATGAACCCGTCTTTCTACCAGGTAAAGCAGATGTTTCTTCAATTTCAATAAGATGATTATGCGTGTGATTTGAAGTAGTTGGTGATTGATGCGTTGTTGTGAAATCATGACTTTCACCATTTAATCCAGCTAATGGTTTTGGTGCTTTGTAAACGATTTGTTGCTGAGTTTGACGCTCAACTGTAGGCATTGGTACCTGTGTCGTTGTTTCAGTGTATGTAGGCAGTGTTGTTGGTTTATTTGTTGGTGCAGAAACCACAAGTTGCTTGTCGTTTTCGTTTTCGTTGTCGTCTTCGTCATCGATTAGTGAAACCACTGGATTATCTTTGTTCTTAGCTAAAAACTTTTCTTTTCTTTCTTCAGCTTTTCTTTCGTATTCTGCTTTTTGTTCTGCAGTTACTTCGTTTATTTTAGATTTATGATTTTGAGTATTTAAACTTCTTTTACTTCTTTTGCTTCTTTTTGATTCATCACTTTTTGCTGCTTCAGTGTCAGATTTTAGCTTTGTAATCATTTCCTTATTTTTATGCTCATTGTTAGTTAATGGTGCTATATTCTCCGGTCTATTTTCACCTATGTCATTAAAGAATTCATCGATAATTGTTTCTAAATCTTCAACTCGTTCTTTTAATAACCTTTCATTTTGCGGATGTCTTTCTTCAATTTCATCATTATCTAAACCAACAATCATATCCAATTTATTATAAAGACTTTCTCTAGCATCTACTTTATCAGGAAAAGCTTGACCTAACATTAAAACTTTATTTTCTAATTCATTTAATTTAACTCTTGCTTCATAATCTTTGTCTTCATCAAACCTTTTTAAATCAAGATGCTTACTTTCAATATTTTCTACATTTTTTTCGAATTCTTTTTTATTTTCTTTAATTGCATTATATATTGCTGTATATCTACCGTGTGTTAATCCTAAAATATTACTTGGCACTTCCATATTTTTTTTAATGTAACTGGCTATTTTTCTCTCTTCATCTAAAAATTTATTAAGTGCATCTAACTCAGCAAATAATTTTTTTCTGTAAGTATCCAGTGCTTCTTTATATTCAGGCTCATCATATCCATCATTTTTGTTGATTTCTTTTGTACACATTATACTTCTAAGACTCTCTTTATACTTTTCTAATGATAAGCTTTTACTTTTGTTATCATTTAGTTTCAAAGACTCAGATACATATGGATTCTTCTCCCCAGAAACCACTGCACTCGCACGATTGCTTTCCCAAATTTGTGATACACATAATGCTCCCAATGATAAAACTAGCAATTTATTTTTCAACTGTATTTTCTCCTTAATTTTCCCTAATTAACAACCTACCTTACACCCTATTTTTTCGCCAAGCCAAATTATATAACATCTACCTTTTTAAAATAATTAACTGTTGATGAATTAATTATTAATTATATTCAAACAATATATTTGGAAAATCCAAGTAAAAAAGCCACCTTTTAAGGTGGCTTCTTCATGAATCATATGATTAATTTAATATCATTATTACTTATTTCTTATCTTTATTTTCTTTTTTTCTTCTGAAAAGTAGTAATGAACCTAATGATGCTAATAATCCCCAAATTAGTGACGTATTCGCTTCATCTTCAGAACCTGTATCTGGTAATGGCTCTTTACTATCTTTAGCCTCATTTTTATTAGAAGCATTAGTACCATTTTTTGGTGAATTAGGCGGAACTACATTATTGTTAGAACCTGACTCAGAATCGCTATTTGAATCACTTTCTGAGTCGGAGTCGTTGTCTGATCCTGTGTCACTCGTTGAATCCGAGTCACTATCTGAATCAGAGGCACTGTCTGAGTCGGAATCACTTGATGAATCGGAGTCACTACCTGAGTCGGAATCACTCGCTGAATCCGAATCGCTGTCTGAGTCAGAGGCACTGTCTGAGTCGGAATCACTTGATGAATCGGAGTCACTACCTGAGTCGGAATCACTCGCTGAATCCGAATCGCTGTCTGAGTCTGAGTCATTATCTGAGTCTGAATCACTGTCTGAGTCTGAGTCACTGTCTGAATCGGAATCGCTATCTGAGTCTGAGGCACTGTCTGAGTCGGAATCGCTATCTGAGTCTGAGTCACTGTCTGAGTCTGAGTCACTGTCTGAATCGGAATCGCTGTCTGAATCGGAGTCACTATCTGAATCTGAGTCACTGTCGGAATCTGAGTCGCTTTCTGATTCTGAGTCGCTGTCTGAGTCGCTATCCGATTCTGAATCGCTGTCTGAATCTGAATCGCTATCTGAATCTGAGTCACTGTCTGAGTCGGAATCGCTATCTGAATCCGAGTCACTGTCGGAATCTGAATCGCTATCTGAATCTGAATCGCTGTCTGAGTCTGAGTCTGAGTCACTATCTGAATCTGAATCGCTGTCTGAGTCTGAGTCTGAGTCACTATCTGAATCTGAATCGCTTGCTGAATCTGAATCACTCACTGAATCTGAATCACTCGTTGAATCTGAATCACTCGTTGAATCTGAATCACTCGCTGAATCTGAATCACTCGCTGAATCTGAATCACTCGTTGAATCTGAATCACTCGTTGAATCTGAATCACTCGTTGAATCTGAATCACTCGTTGAATCTGAATCACTCGCTGAATCTGAATCGCTCGCTGAATCTGAATCGCTCGCTGAATCTGAATCACTATCTGATGTAGAATCACTACCCGAATCTGAACCGCTATCTGAATTAGAATCGCTGCCAGAATCTGAACCACTATCTGAACCTGGGTCAGAATCTGAATCCTCTGGAATTGGTTCAATTTCACCCGGCTCATCAGGTTGTTCAGGAACCACAGGTTTATCGATACCGTCACCAGAACCTGATCCGTTATTAAATGCTACTTCGTTGTCCCATGACATAGAGCGCCAAATTATATTTGAGTTATATCCATATAAAGTTGAACGTAAAGCTAAATCACCTTTGCTATTCGGATCAATATGACCATTAACAACTACAATATACGGTGTTGTAATTTGATCATCAGGCGTATTAAACTCTACTTTATATTGATTTGGATTTGGGAATGTAATATTTACACTATTAGTGACATCCTCAAAGTTTTCTGGATTCACAAAGTAACTTTCAGATAAATCAGCTGCATTATCTACTTTATATACTTTAATACTTGTATTTTGCTGATCTATTAATGCATTACTATCCGTATTTGGTTTTAAATTACCTGTTAAAACCGGTGCAATAACGTTATCTCCACTTGGATTGACATAAATTGTCTGACGATACGTATTATTTGTTTTATCGATTTGGTCAATTGTACCTTTAATAGATAAGTTATAAAACTTACCATATTTTTCATAATCTACTAATACTGTTTTGTTTGCTGTTGTATTTCCTATGCCAGTTGTCAATGTCACATTACCTGTTTTCGTTACATTTTCTGGATCAATGTATGCAGGCACAGTTAGTGTTGCTTTAACATCATTTTTAGTATCAACATAGTCTGTAAATGTATAAATAACATTACCATCACTATCGATTACACCATTTGCCAATACTTGATCTCCGGCCATAATTGGTGGCACTTTAGCAGTTGAAGTTACACCATTTAAGTTTAATTCTTTGGGCACAGTTATTTTGAATGTGTCACCTTGAACCGCAGAATTTGGTACTGAGAAACCATAATTCAGTTTGACATAACCTGCTTGGTGCGGATACACAGTCGTACCAGAGTCAATACCAACTGTCACATTCGTCAACTGATTCGTAATATCTGTGCCAACAGCCGGTGCATCTGCAGCCGCTAAACTAAATGCTCTCATTCTAGACGCACTTGTATTAACCGTTTGATTAACTACATCTTTATTACTTGCATCTGTACTCTGTGGAGCTGATTCATTGTTTGAAGGTGTTACTTCAGTTGAAGTGTCTTGCGTTGTTGAAACATTTTCCGCATTTGTAGAATTTTGAGGTGAATTTACAGATGATACTGTATTAGTATCATTAGAAGTCGTTTCATTACTTGTTTGATTCACTGATTCTTCCGCATTTGTATTGCTTGATTGAGTTGTTGCCGGTGTATTAGCTTGATTCGTTGCCGTAGTAGTAACTTCACCAGTTACCGGTGTTTCTTCTGTAGTTGCATTTGTTGATGCTGATTGTGTCGTTTCCTGTTGTGCTGGATTTTGCGCTACATTCGTTTCGTCACTATTAGTGTTTGTCGTTGTATTAGAATCACTCACGTTTGTGTTGTCTGTTTTAGGTGCAGCATTAACGCTACTTGGATCATTACTTTTGCTCTCATTTCTCGTATTTTCCGTTTGTGTCATACTATTTTCACTTGCATCTGCTTCTTTACTGCTGAGTAGTCCAAAACCGATTAACGTACCTACAAGCACTGAAGCCACGCCAATCGATTTTTTACGAATTGCGTGTTTTTCTTGTTTCTTCATATTCATTTTATTCCCTCTTTTTAAAAAGTCATTTTATATTAACTGTATACCCTTTTAATATATATTTAATCTCTATTAATGCAATTATACACCAAAATTGCATAATGGCAATTAATTTGTTTTAGAATTTTATTAACTACAATAAATATTTACAACAAAAAGCTTTTCATTTTCTCTGTTTTGAAAATTGCAAACGACAACGCACGATTTCATTGCAAACAATTTGTATTCTTAATATGAACTCTGCCTAATGTAATCCTAACTTGAAATCATATTTTTTCAAAAGCAGATGTGTAATTTATGGTACCTGTTTTTCCCGCTAAACTTTTCACTTTTAATTCTTTAATTAAAAACGCTTCATCTGGTATACCATCATATGGTGGATAAATGTCGTACATACTTGCGCGTTGATATCCTAGATTGGCATAATACTTCGGCCATCCTAATACACTGATAAAATTATATCCTTTTAATATTGCTTCTCGTTCTAATGCTTGAATCAATCGCTTCCCAATACCTTTATTTTGATGATGAATATCAACAGATACAGGTGCTAACACTAATCCAATTTCCCGTTGTGCCTCGTTATCAAGATAAACTTCACTTAGTAAACCGTGCCCTACAACTTCATTTTGAAGAACAGCTACTAATTCTAAGTTATTGTCATACGTATCACTTAGACGAATTTGGTCTACTAGTTCTGATTCATTACCATAACCATGTTCACTATTTTCAAATGCCGTTCTAATTAACTGGTCAACTTGAGCAAAGTCATGTTGATGTATTTGTCTAATTTGCATCTTTGCCCCTCCTTTTAGTTCTATCTTATAGAAAAATGCATTACAACATAAAGTAATATTTTATAGTAATGACGCCATTATTTCATTAAAATTGAATGATATTTTTCGCAATAAACAACTACACTCTTAAATCAATTTTTAGATAAACTGCAAATCATAAATTTCTTTATTATTATAATTATTAAAACGGTCGATTTGACCTTTTAATATAACTTCCTGTTGTTTGCGACTTACATTATGATAATAAGTCATACGTACATTCAAATCAGCTTCATAACCATTATTCTCAATCGTTCTTTCTAATTCTTCGTACACATTTTTATTAATTGGTAACATGTACCCTTCTTTACTAGGTAAAATATTCACGTATTTTTTCTGTATGACTTTATCATTCCCCAATAAAACCTCTATTGCAATTTTTTTAGCAGCACCACCACCTAAATTATATAGTTTAATATAATCTTTATGATGATGCTCATCTGTAGCCGAATTCATTATATTAAGTTGACCCCCCTCCCTTTCTAATAAAATTTGGTTAAAACCTAAAGCTGGCAGAAAGCTAATTTTCATTTGATAAAGTTGAACTGAAACTGATACAAAATAAAATAAAGCCATAATAAATGTTCCAATAGATCCTATAGCTGAAATAATATTAATCATTAAGATATCACCCTTCCCTTAAGAAATTTATATGATTAATTTCAAACTGAAAAATCATTTTACTTAATCGTTTATATCCAAAAAGAAACATTTTAAACGTTATATTCGACTGCTCATATAAAAAGTTTTGCTTTATAGTCTTAAGTAATTTTTTAACCATCAAGTACGTTTATTATTATGGCAATCTATTTGCTTTGACTAAAGAATACAATAACGCTTTTAAGAGCTCCCATCTTTGAGCATTATTTCCAATTTAATAACTCATGTTCTTCAATACATATTCATCTCATACAAATAAGTTGAATTTTTTTATTTTTATAAACGTAATTTCTTAACAAATCAAAATTTTACATTTAAATCTTTCGATATATTACAAGTTTTTTAAAAAAGTAATATATTTCTATCAATAAAAGTAATATAATATTAGTAATTATAGTTCCATTAATTTATTGCAACAATACATAGAATCATTATTACAAGAATTATTTAATATCATCTTAGAATCTCACAAAATATCAACTTTGTTTAATTACTCAAAACGATAAGCAATTTTATATCGTTACGAGTTTTTAAAAATAAATTTTTGCGAAATAAAGGAGACATGTTAAATGAAAAAAGTAATGGGGATATTATTAGCAAGTACACTTATCTTAGGTGCTTGTGGACATCATCAAGATAGTGCAAAAAAAGAGAGCACTAGTCACAAAAAGAAAGAAAATGACAATGAAGAATTAAATGAAGAACTTAAAGAATTTAAAAGCAAAAAAAATATGGATATAAAAATTAAAGGCGATACTATTGTTAGTGACAAATTTGAAGCTAAAATAAAAGAACCGTTTATCATCAATGAAAAAGATGAGAAAAAGAAATATATCGCTTTTAAAATGGAAATTACTGCTAAAAAAGACGATAAAGATTTAAATCCATCTTCTATTTCTCATGACTATATTAATATCACTCAAGATGATAAAAATACAGTAAATAAATTAAGAGATGGTTATCTTTTAAGTGATAAAAAATATAAAGATTGGACAGAACATAACCAAGATCAAATTAAAAAAGGCAAAACTGCACAAGCCATGTTTATCTATGAGTTAAGAGGTGATGGAAATATTAATTTAAATGTCCATAAATACTCAGAAGATAAAACAGTTGATTCTAAATCATTCAAATTTAGTAAACTTAAAACCGAAGATTTTTCTCATAGAGCGGAAACAAGAGAAGAAGTAGAAAAGAAAGAAAAAGAATTTGAAGAAGAGTACAAAAAAGAACAAGAACGAGAGAAAGAAAAAGAAAAGCAAAAAGATGACGACCACAGTAGTTTAGATGAAGTATAAATTTATGAATGCTCGCATTTAGCGTTATAATCTTTGTAATTATTATTGTCATTGTAAATTAGCTTACTTACACTCATAATGACACACTAATTTAATTGTTAAATATAACAAAAAAGAGTAGCTCGCCTACTCTTTTTTGTTGTTTTGAAATGGTCATTTTTGAAATGACTCGATCATAATTTCACGAATACCATGCAACATTTTTCGTGAACTCATTTTTCAAACAATACTTAATTTGTTACTATTTCACTTCTTTTTATTATTAGATGAAAACAAAAATGCTCCAAAAAAGAGTAAGGGAAAAATAACAAACAAACGAGCATCAAATGTATTTTTCCCAAGAATTACAGGTAAAGATATATAAATAATAAAAGTTATTATTAAAAACAACAAATAAACTTTTTTATTGGTACTCATCACAAACACACACCTATAATACAATAGCAATGAAAGCTCTTGCTACAATATATGCAAATTGTTTATTGAAACCAAAATTATTAGTCAATCCTGTAGCTATACCCTCAGCTAAATTACCCTCAAAACCTGTTAAAATATCGCAAAACTTATTAATACTTTGATAATGGAACATAACTAGCTTTGTGCCAGTAGTATTTTCTATTTTAGCAACTAATTTATCCCAAGCTTTCTCTCCAATCTTATTTACAGTAGCTCGGATAGCTTTAGCTCCAGCTTTTGCCGTTATAGTAGCTTTACCTCTCTCTGCAACACCATTTTTATAATCTCTAACTTGCCCTTTTAATTTTTCAGTTACACTTGGGTCTTTAAAATCTTCTTTACTATTATCTATCTCTTCTAACAAAGCATTTCCAATTTTTTCTCTTTGCTTCATTTCCTTATCAACCGCTTTAGCAGTTTCAGCATTAGCTTTACCTGATTCTACCGTAGAATAAACAGGCCCCACCAAAACAAAAGACGCAATAGTAGCAACGGAAATTTTTCTTAAGTATTTGTACATTGTAAAAACTCCTTATTAGAACTTATACAATCCCTTAATAAACACCCTTTTTCAGCATATCATATAATAATTATCTTTCAATCACTTTTGGACATCAAGATTCATTTCCATATTCTGGCAGTCTATATTAGCCACTTCACATCATATTTAACACATATAACAGTTTCGCAATTACGATTATCCCGAAAATTTCAATATAGAATTTGTCCAATTAAGTGTAGACGATTCACAGTTAAATACTTAAAAGGCACTACCAACTAAATTTGGTGGTGTCTTTTTGTATCATGTGCATTTTCTGTGCGCTTTTTGTGCACTCTAAAATAAAAAGCCCACAACCACAAAGGCTGTAGGCTACAAATATGGAGACGGCGGGATAAATCTTATCTTGGTATATAGCTGAAAAGCCTATAACTATGCGGTTTACGAGCGATTAACTTTAGAAAGAAAACTAAAGAAATAGAACTAAATTGACACGTATTTGACACGCGCAAACCTAAAAATTAACCACGTCTTAATTGACGTGGTTATCTATTTATTTAGCTTACTAATTTTCTTTCGATATATTTTGGGTATGCTTTTTGTGGGTACAAATCGCCTTTTTTATGGTCAAGTACTACGTATCTATCGTTTACCCAATATATTGCATGTCTTCCATCTGTAATTTTTATAAAGTTTTTACCTGATTCAAACACTTCTTTCACATTCAAATTTTTAAATTCTTCTTTTGTAACAAACATATTTTTAGCTCCTCTATTTATCTTCTTTGTTTTCAAGTGATCTTTGATACTCGTATAACTTTATTATCGTTCTGAATCTGGCATCTGATAAAGATGTTTTTCCATTCCTTAAATCTTGCACAGTTTGATATGGTAATCCGGAATTTTTAGCAATTTTATATCCCGTTTCTTTTTCGAATAACTTTTCTATTGATTCAATTATTTCTTTTATTGCTGTCATTTTTATCCCTCTTCCATAAATTGATAAGCAGTAAAGTAGTAAACAGTGCAACAACACCTTTACTTATATCGTTGCCTAAAAACACGTTTATCCAAATAAGAATGATTAAAATAATGTAAATTGTTTTCATAGTATTTTAGTGTTAGAATATATATATATAGACAGCCCTTTCGGGCTTGTCTACTTACTTATCGTCTTTTTTCAATGTTTTCGCTATGGCAATTGCTGACATTGTATAAAAGGCGATTTCTGCTATAGTTTTAAAATTTTCTAACACTTTTTATCCTCCTCTCAACTGGTATACCTTATTATAACACGATTAAACGTGATACGCAACACTTTTTATAAACTTTTTTCGTTTTTTTGCATAAAAAACAACCACCCAGTAACTAGTATGGGTGGTTTAAATATGCAGTCAGCTTCTTACTGTTTTACGCAAGTAAGTCCTCTGCATAGCCGGATTGGCTACCGGAAATATGGTTTTAAGCCAGATTGGTTACTGGTAATGTAATTACATTATAACATAAAAAATAGGCAAGTACCGAAGTACCTGCCTAAATAACAACAAGATTAACATGTGAATAATAATGGAAATAAAAAGTCAGCCCGGAGGCTAACTTACGAATAGATGAAAATTTGAACACATTCCTGCGTCTAAAATGATTATAGCATAAATGACGAATATTTCTATCTTAAAATTAATATATTGTAATAATAAAATTTTATATCTTCGTTAATAATTAGTTAATTGATTTACATAAATAATAATTGTAAATTTAATTTGTAATCGATTGCAAAATAAATTATAGGAGAACTTAAAATGAATAAAAAACTATTAACAAAAACATTGATAGCAAGTGCTTTAGTTTTAACGACAGTAGGTTCAGGTTTTCATTCTTCTTCAAATTATAATGGTATTAATAACGTTGCCAAAGCTTCTGAAATCAAGGACAATCAGTTGTGGAAAAAAGTTAGAGATTCTTTAAAAGATGCAAATATTATTGACAAAACAGATAACGAAACTATCGAAGTAAAATATAAGACTAAAAATGGTGCAGAAGGTAATATTTCAGGTACTGCGAGCTTGAATGAATTAGGTTCATCTAATAATGCGGAAATTGATTCATATGGTGTTAGTCGTATTGATATTAAAAGAGTTAATCCGAAATCTAATTCGACAGATGCGAATTCTATATGGAAAAAATTAGTAGATAGCCTAAAGGACAAAGAATTAGTTAAAGAAGGAGCAAAAGTTTCTATCTATAGTAAAGACAAGGAGGACGGCGTTATATCGGGTAATGTTGGGGATACCGATTCTAATGCACAAAGCAGAATTATAAACACTAAAGATATAACTCATATTACAATCGAAAATAATTAATTTTTACAAAGGTAGGGTGAGCGTTACGTTATCTCTACCTTTTCTATTTATCATATTTTGTTTTGAACAAAAATAGGCAAGTACCGAAGTACCTACCTGTTACGCACATTTAAATCTTGAGAGTAATGTTAAAAGGTGTATAGGAATATTAACACAATTATCTTTAGATACAATCCAAAAGAGCCCTCCCGCTCTTTTTAGATTGTATCTAAAAATCATATAAAAATTAATATCCATCCAAATAGTTATTTAATAACTGTAAGATTCCCTATAGTTAATGTAGCAAAATATTTATTCTAAGTAAATACTAAATCGTGCTAAACTTACCAAAACTGCTTATTCGGTTGCCTGCTATGTCTACCTCTCCGGTCGCAATATAGCGACGTTGTCCACTATTAGCAATATAAGTAATCCATCTATAGCCATTAATACAATATGCACCGTCATACGTAATTGTTGTGTTGTTGGGTAATACCCCTGTAATTCTTGAATTAGTTGAATAACCGTCTCTTACATTATTACCTTTAACATTAGCTACTGTGTAATTGCCTTGTTCTTTTTTATAAGGGACATTATTCTTATCGAGTGTATAACCTGCTGGCACTGGCGGATTCTTTTCGTTTTTAACTGGCGCTTTGACCTCACTAGCTACCACTCCACCAATTGGCTTACCATGAATCGCACCAGCTATTAGTTTAGAGTACAAGTCGTAATTTTTCTTAATCCAATCCATATCATTTTTATTAGTAATAAAACCTAATTCAGATAAGCGATAATTGATATTTATTTCTGCTGATACATTAACATTTAGTAAATCGTTACGAGGTGTTACACCTCTTATTTGTCCTAAATTATTTTTAATAACATCTTGTATACTTTTATCAATAGTATCTGCATTGAATTGACTTGAGATAATAACATGCCCACCACTTGCGCTTTCTCCTGCTGCGTCTAAATGTATTTCTAGAACAATGTCATACCCCTGTGATTTAACCCAATATAAGCCATAATCTTTTTTATTGCCTACATTAACACCGTATGCAGTATCTTGATACATATCTTGTGATTGACTTGAGCCACCGTATAATGCAACTTCATGTCCTGCATGTCTTAAATACTTAGCGATATTAGGCGTTATATATTTACGTATAAAATCGCGTTCGTTTGTTCCGTTTCCTACTGCTCCAGGATCGTTATAACCATGACCGGCTACAAGCATAATTTTTTTAGGTTTAATTACTGCCTCTTTTTTTGTAGTCGCTTGCTTAATAATACCTTTAGCTTTATTGCCAACGCTTAAGTTGTTAGGGAAGTTTAACCTAATAAAATACATTGGATTGTCATAATAATGAACATGTCTTGTCACAGTTTCAGGACCCCAACCAGGTTGCGCAACGCCATTAGTCCAACCTTTACCGTTCCAGTTTTGACCAAATGATGTGAAAGTGTTTAAATTTGCGCTCTCAACAATTTCAACGTGTCCAGCTCCGCCACCATACTTTGACGGGAAAACGACAATATCCAACTTTTGCGGTAAAAAGCTGTCATAGTTTTTAATTATTTGACCATATTTTTCAATCTTTGCTTTATTATCAAACGGGATATTATAAGCATATAAACCTTGCAGCCTTTCGCCTGTCGCTAACATAAAGAACATATTGGCGTAATCATAACACTGAAATCCATACCAACCATCTGGGTTGAATTGTTTCCCTAATGAATTGTCAAACCATTTTTCTGCTTGATTTTTTGTCATTAACATATATCAACCACCTACCCTAAATCATTTGTGTCGTTCATATTCGTAGGTGTCATTACTTCTTTAATAGGTGCTTGTCCTGTTGCTTTTCTATATTTACTTTCAGCTTTATATTTCTTTAATTTTTGATTCGCCCATTTCCCTTCTTGAGATGTTGGATTATCTTTATATGTAGTATATAAAGCAACAACTGTTAAGATAATCGATGAAACACTTTCTTCATCTACTGGTATCGGACTTATACCTTTATTTGCTAAGAATTGATTTACTAATGCTAAGATCAATACGATGTATCTTGTTATTACTTTTGCATCCATTTGTTTGCTCCTTTTATCCAAAATAAAAAACGACTAAAAAATTAGTCGTTTAAAATTATTCAATGGTCAATGTCGGAGATCCTGAATAAACATCACTTATAGTGACATACAACATCCCTGAAGGATTACTAAAGTTGATATTTTTACTTGCAACTCCGCTATTGACTCCTGATATTCCTAAATCACTTGAACCTAAATTAGTTTGCGAAACCCTCATTATACCGCTACGTACATTTTCTATTGTCACCTGATAACTTTTATTAGGTTCAACTCCGTTTATTGTCCATTTTGCTGTTGATTCTTCTATGCTATCCGGATATTTATTTTTAGGTAAGGGTTTAATTACAAAAGATGAAGGCTTTTTCCATACTTGGATATTTCCAGCATATACTTTTGTATATTCTTCACCTTCGTAAATAAACTTCTTTACATTTTTAAAATTACCTTCCATAAAAATCACCCCTTAATTAAGTAAAGTGTATTAGGGTCTTTTTGATACAAATAATTATATTCTGTTTCACTGCCTGTCCAAATATTCAGTGACGGCTGCGAAGAACCGATAGGTTGATAAAGTTTATCTGCTTCCTCTTTTGTAAAAGCATTTGATGATAAAAGATAACGTTCATCATGACTGTGATTTATGTCTGATTTTTTTGATAAAGTATTTTCTAATCCTTCAATCTGTTTGATTGTATGACTATGATTTTTATCTGCATACAAACTGTTTAATGATTGCTTGAATCCCTCAAAATCTTCTGTACTAACTTTTGAGCCAATCTGTTGCAATACGCTTTCTGAAATAGAGTTGTTTTGTATTGCTTCTGCTAATTCTCTTAATGTATTCATAGATTCAGGCGCGCTATCAACTAGTTCAGCAATTTTTGAATCCGTATACGTTTTAGAGTCGTTGAGAGTTGTATCTTTGATTTTTTCAACTTCTTGCAATTTATCTTCTAACCCTTCAACATTTGCGATATTGATTTTGTCCAATAACTCAGGTTCTGCTTTGATATCTGTATCTTTACCATCAATTTGCCACATTTTAGTGTCAGGATTGATTGATACTACAGTACCGTTTTTACCGGGTGCGCCTTGTTCTCCTTTTTTACCTGCTTCACCTTTTGCTCCAGGTTGTCCCGGTTCGCCTTTATCACCTTTCGCACCTTTAAATCTACTTTCATTCTTTTCGATGTAAGAAATGACATCTTTATCTATTTTCTCTTTAAAGTCTTTGCTCAATAAATCTGTCGCGTTATCTTTTAAAATTCTCGTAATAGCATCATCTACCAATTTAACATCGATTTCTTTTGCTACAGCAGATTCAATACCACTATCAACGATATTGAAAGAAAAGTTTGCGACATGTATTTTTTCTTCTTCTTTCTCTAAAAACAGCTTACAGCGAACATAACCAGCGTGTTTGATAACCTTTTTAGGTATCTTGTAGGTAAGGAAACCTTTTACAACATCGTCGATAATAAGGGGCTCATTTTTGAATATAGAGCCATCTTCCATAAACAAATGTAATCTAGGTGTTAAGCCATGTGCTTTTAGATCGATACGACCTTGTTTGTCATTGATACCTATTCTTATAGATGCTGTATTTTCATCTTCAGTGTAAAATCGACAGCCAATGTCACCTAAGTCAACACCATCATTTTTTATTCTCGTTTCAACATCTTTTATTTTGTACATTTACACACCTCTTTATTTATATTTATCCCTTGTGAAGTAGATACCTTTTAATCCGATTTGTTTATATAACTTAGCGATTGTACTTGCTTGATGTTGGCACCACTCTATAGCAGTAGCGTATTGGTGGGTAGCTGGATTCTTAGGATTCCATCTAATTCGGTACAATGTGTTTTGACCTTTATTGATGTAATCCTTTCTTACGAAGCTAGCACCGCCCATGATTGCTTTTGCTGGAGATGTCCAACCTTTATTCCTTGCAAACGTCATTGCGTAGTTAGGATTGTTGTCGTAAGCGCCAATGCCGAAGTAGTTGTATACTCCATCTTTTCCGTTAGCGAAGTTACTTGTTCCATATCCACTTTCTAAGAAAGCGTGCGCGATCAAATAAATTTCGTTAATGTTGTTTTTCTTACAAGCTTCCGCGAATGCTTTGCCTTGTCCGTCGAGCGTTCCTTTTCCTTTAAGTATTTTGTTAAGCGCACTAACTGAAATGCCTTGATACTTGCCTAAATTAAGCATTTGATAGCATTGCGTGTTACTTTCCCATATTCGCTTAACATTCATTGCCGAGCTCGTTTGTGCTCGTGTTGCATTAGCCCAGCCCCATGTATGAGATTTTTTCGGGTTACCCCTAGACATTTGTCTATCCAGTGCTTGCTGGAATGTGAATGGACTTGTTTCAGTAACGATGCTTGGTTTTTCGTCTGATGGAGTAGGGCCTCGTGTGGACGCACTGTCAACTGATGTTTTATCACTAATTCTTATTGTTGTTTTTGTCGTTACTTCTTTTATATTTTCTCGTGTCAATATATCTCGTTTAATGTATGTCTCAAGCATTTTCTTTTTAACTTGCTCATACTTTGCGTTATCCGGTATACCTTGCTTAATCAAGTCGTAATTAATTAAATCTTTCATACTACGCCAAATATTAGGGTCTACCTTTAACGTCGTTTCAGATAAGTTTTTATCAATCCCTGACAATAACCAAACACCACGTATTAACGCTTGTATTTGATTCAATAAGAATTGTCGTTTGCTATCTGTTTGACCACCACATACTTCAATAACTAGCCAATTAGGGTGACGCGGGTCATCAAAATTGGTTGGTCTAGCAAGCCATGTAGCCTCTCTATCGACATATAAATGCGGTATTTCATAATCGCTTATAAACTTATTTCTTTGCGTATACAGTTCGTCTACAGAACGCATATGCATTGATTCTTTTATATATAATCCTTGAATATCTGAGCGTTCATCACCCATTACAACTATATGATCAATGAAATGCTCTTCTTTATCTAAAACATTGCTGTAAGCAGTGTATTTTACTGTTTTAACTTCTTTAAATTGCGGTTTCTTCGCTTCGCCAGTAATTGTTGAGTCATTGGCTTTTGATGCTGAACTTGTATCAGTACTACTAGGTTTGCTAGTATCTTTTGAATATGGAGGTCTGACAAAGCCTGTAACACTTACATAAGGGTGTCTTACTAAACTTCCCGGAGAACCTGTCCAACTATTAGAATTAACCCAGTTTTGGTCAACGCTATAAAAATAACTTTTATTAGATGGTCCTACTACTATTGCGGTGTGTCCGTCCGAACCTATTCCGTTGCCAGGGTGCCAAACTGCGATGTCTCCAGGTTCCGGTACAAATCCAGATGAATAACGATAGAATCGGAAACCCTTAGGATATCTGTAATTAGCCATATCCTTAGCATTGCCCCATGTTACAAAACCCCAATATCTTTTAAAAATAAAGTTAGGTGTATCCCAACATTGACTGCCCCGATAATTATCTATATTAATCCTCTTACCAATATTCGACTTTGCCCACTCCACCACTTCACTAGCTGTAGGCTTTCTAGTCTTTGGGTTAGGTAATCCCATGTATGCACCTCATTTCAATCAAAATAAAAAGCCAGTGCCGAAGCACTGACTCTTAACTGTTATTTACATTTACCAAACCAGAAGCACGCCCAGAAGCTATATCCTAAAATCCCTTTAAGCATGGTAATCACCTCCTTTAAATACCAAAAATAGTTCTTAGTAAAGCTATGACAATCGTACTGAAGATAGTCCCTATCAAACCGAGAATCCACATTTTCATATCGCGTATATTTTTGTCGTTTTCTTTCTTATTTTTTTCGTCTATCTGTCTTTCCCTCTGGATAGCATCTAAAGTTTTATCTAATTTAATGTTAACTTGCTCTTGAGTTTTTTGACCTAATTTAATCTCATTGAGAGTGCTAAGCATTGTTTTATCATTCTCTTCTAATCTTCTAATTCGCCATTCATGTTCGTGCCGTTTGGTAAATCCAAACATTACGCCACCTACTTTGTGTTAAATTAAAAAGCCTCAAGCATTACACCTGTGACTTTTCATCTTTTGTTTCTGGATATTTTTCTCCAGTGATCAATGCATATTCTTCTTTGTCGATTACACCCATGTCTACGTACCACTTAATTTGGTCATTTTTATAGCAACCCCACACATAAAAAGTTTTAATGTCCTTGAAAGTTGGATAAATCATATTAATTTTCTCCATTTAAACGTCCCCCTCTGTATTTGTTTTACCAGCTTTTAGTTCAGTCAACTGTTGTGTTAACATAGCGTTTTGTTGCTTTAATTCCATCGCCAAAATGTTTACTTGCGTCACCTGCATTTGCATACTTGCAACCATTCCGCGAAGTTCTTCATCACTCAAATCTGATTCACTTTGTTGGCTTGATGCATTCGGTACGTCTTCTTTTTCAAAATTGCTGTTATATTTAATTTCGCCGTTAGTGAAAACAAACTTTCTAGGTTCAAACTCTTCTTTGAATTTGATAGGCACATTGTTATCGTCTACATCTAAACTATTGCGTAAACCGCCAGTATTAACGTATCCGATAACTTCATTTTTATCATTTACTGTGATTTTCATTATTTCCACCCCATAATTTTAGTTATAGTAACTTTGTTGGCATTCGCTCCAGAACCTGATGTTTTACCTAAATCAAAGTACACATCGTTATCGATTCTTAAAGTAGTGCTACTTGTTTTGGATAGTAAACACTCATAAATACCGCCACCGTTACCGTCTGAGTCAACTACATTCGCTTTACTTAATTGAATTGCATTAGGTAATGTGGTTAGTCCGAATCCCTCAATAACGCCACCTGGATAAGTTCCACTTACTAATAAAATAGAATAGTTTGTGTATGGTTCGGTTAGATTGATTGTTGTACCTACACCATTTGCTCCACCGTCGAATAATACCGTTGACTTATGTTCATTAGGAACTGTCCACTGTTGCTCAAGTCTGCCGTTTGTGATTGATCGTGTGTAAATCTTTTTAGAGTTATAAGGCGTGAAGTTAAATAGCTTGTTTGTATCATCTTTAACGAATACCGATAAATAACCCTCATAACTTTCAACACTACCTGGTAAATCCGGCACTCTTGTTGCATAGTAATTACCAGCAGTTAAATATCCCAAATCGCCTTGCGCATTATTCAAGTTAACTTGTATTGATTGGCCATTCGCCTCTGTCATCTTATGTTGTTGCCAGCTCGTTGTTCCGAATTTATCATCTACATACTGCTTAGCTTGATTTAAAGCGTTGTTAGCCGTTTCTTCAACAAATTTCTTCGTTAATTCTTCGTCAACTTTTTTATAGAACTGATACCATGTGCCACCGATTTTATATTTTGTGTACTCATCATTTGAATCGTCTGGATACCATGTAGCACGAGCTGTACTGTCATCAACAACATAAACAACTAACAAGCCTGATTTCCCTAAAGTATTCGTAGTTGCTGAAACTTCAGAACCATCATCAACGCCATCTTCTTTAGGCGTCTCTAAAGTGCCTATATCTTTAAATGTTGGCGCATCTGTTGCGCTAGTGATATGAATAATCCTAGATGTGTTAATTGCGCTTAAAACGCTATCTATGGACTGTTCAGACGATTCAATTGCTTTACCGTAATCATCAGTAAGTTTAGACTTTTGCCAATTTGTTGTTGAATTACCTTTAACAAGGTCAGCGCCATTGATTTGTTGTTCAACTTCGTTAACACGTTCAAAAATCGCTTGCTCTTTATCAACAATTTTCTGGAACTCGCTATTTATATATTGAACGGCTTTGTCTTGTGTTGTTGTAATCATCTGTACCGCTTCATTTTGTTTAATTTCTAATCTTTGAATACCTTGATTAATACGACTATCAATTTCAGTAACCAACGATTTTGTATCACTTAAACTTTTCTTTAAGTCCTCAACTTCTTCTTTAACACTTTCTGTTAAGTCCTGAATTGATTTGATATAAACCAACTTTGTTTTGCCGTCGAAGTTACTAATTAAATCATTTTCGATATTGAAGCTAAATTGACGCTCTACAATTACGTTATTGCTACCGTTTTGAGTAAAATATGCTTGCGCATGTACTCGACCAGTGTATTTTAAGAACTCGTTTGGGATAACGTATTGCATTCGTCCATTAATTGCATCAACAATTGTAAGTTCATCACTAATATAAGCGCCGTGTTCATCGTCGAAGTTATCCGTCTTAAGCACAATACTAGTCATCGCATTATGTTTGCTGATTGATAACGGCTTATTATTCTTAGTTACTGCAAAATTTAAAACACCAGTTCCTCTATCTGATTCATAGAAACTGATGTTTGTGTCAATAACTGGATTATATTGTGATGTTGTTTGTAACTCGATTAAGTTATCATCTTTTGAAAAATTATCTACTACCATTATTCAACCTCCTTACCTTCTATTATGCTCCAACCACTATTACCACCAGTACCAAAGTTTCTAACGAAAAACTGGTGAGCAGAAGCAAAGTTATTACGTCTTAGCACTTGTGTTGTGTTACCCGGTGTATTTGATTTTACTTCTAACACCCAGCCTGCAATACCTTTGTAATCTTTAGGGAAGTCAGAAAAACGTTTTGATTCTTCAGTGGTGATATAGAAGTCTAAACCAACAATTTTTAAATCAGACAATTTCGTGATGCTCTTAGGGATATGTTCCCAATAACCGGCGTTTTGCGGACAGAAATTCCATGCTCCGTTGTTTTTCTTATTGAAAATGTCAATGACACGTTCGAATTTAAGCATATTTCTACCTGTGCTGTTTCTGGTAAGTACTTGTCTTAGAGCACCATTATAGTGTCCAGGCAGTACATCAAAGAACCAACCTGCATCTCTAAACACTTTCGGTAACGGGAAATCTAACGCATTTTGTGTGTCTTGCGTATAGATATAGTAATGACCAACTTCCGTAATATCACTTAGATATGCTGGGTTCTGTATTGGTAACGGTTTAACACGTCCGCCTGAATCAGTCATCGATACTTGAGGTGCAATGTTTTTTAAGAATTGGTTAACACCTCTTTGACCGATAGAATAAATTGAATGATGTCTGTTGTTACCAGGTCCAATAGTTACCCCGATTAAAAGTGCTTTACGTCCTGTTTCTAGATCGTAATACATATCTAGACCCTCAGCCTCTTGGAAATCTCCTTTAAAGTTATTATTCACACCGCCAATATCGATACGTCGTTTAAATAACAATTCTTTTGTTTTTATATCAAAACCTTGTAAGTAGTTAGGGTTGGCTGTATTCGAATCACCTGTATACCAATATAAGATACCTGCATCATAAGTGATACCTTGCATAGGTTGTGTATCTGAAGTGTATTCCATAGGTATATCCATTTGATACAATACTTTGTCTATACCTTTATCAATATCGTCAGCACTTCTAACCTCAACAAAGTTCAACGAATTCTTAAGTTGTCTTTCAGTGGGTTTATATTCACGTCTAAAAATCATTAAATTTTCTACCGGATTATAAATCGCTGACGTATATCTGTCGTTAAATATATTCGGCATGACATCTTGCATTTCATTACCATAAGTTATTTCTCCAGTTCTATATTGGAAACGTACAAACTTGTTGTTTTTGTTACTGTCCAATACAGCTGAATAAATCCATAATTCTCCATCAATGTATCTATACGCATTGTGTGTACCGTGACCGCCGTTTTTAACAAGCAATCTATCAATAAATTGTCCGTTGGGCTTCAATCTAGATAACATGTAATGATTACCTGGACGAGCTTGCGTCATATAAATAATTTTCGTTCTAGGGTCTACCCAAAATGATTGCATTACTGCATTTGTATATGGCGATAAATCAGTGATAAATTCCGGTTCTTGCTCTTTTGGTTCGAATCGGTATTCTGTCGCTCGATATTCTTTATAGTGTTCATCTACAGCTTTCTCAACCTTTTTAGTGAAAGCATCTAGTGTTGAATAATCATGATACAAACGATCTTGCAATGTCTTATGATCATAACCAGTATTATCAACACGCGCGTCTTTTACTTCGTTGATACCGTCGCCATTATGACCTAGTACCATATTGCTGAAACGGCCGTTTAGATACGTTAAATAATCTTCAACACTGTCATTCAAGTATTTAATTTGTTTCGCTGAGTGTGCGTATATTTCTTCTTTTTGATGATATATAAACATCTTTTCAAGTTTGCTCATTCCATTATCAAGTAATCGATAGTTGTACTCGTGCTGAGCAACTACTTTTTTGCCAGTGATAGAATGCAAACTTGTTATTAATCCGTAAGCCATTGGTTGCCTCCTTTAGTCGTAAAAACTGTAATAATCCTTGATTAACTCGTACATAATAACCTCGTGACCTTTTTCGTTAGGGTGTAAGCCGTCCTCCATGCTCGCTTTCCTAAAAGCTGGATTGTATGGCTTAAAGTAATCTGTGTGATATGCGTCAAACACTGGTACATCTAACTCACTACAAGCTAATATTTGAGCGTTTACATAGTCCTCAAGTGTTAACCCTAGTTTGTTTTTGTCCGTGTCTTTACGGCGTATCGTTGTGCCACTCATTGGGCATTGCCTTGTAGCTGTCATCACTAGTATTTTTGAATCCGGATTATTCTTCCGTATAACTTCAATTGCAGAACAAAAGGCACCGTAAAACGTTTTTGTATCCGTTTTATCAGTGCCTATCGGTACGCCTGCCCAATAACCGTGTAACCAGTCATCATCAGTGCCTTGTAATATGATTAGGTCTCCTCTTATTTGCTCTGCTTGTCTATAAATGCTGTTTTCTACCGCTTCTTTACCTATTGGAACTGTTGCCATTGTTGCGCCACCTCTTGCAAGATTAGTCGTTTTGGCTTTCAATTTCTTGCCTAACATTTCTGTGAAATTAGTTTTTGCGTGCGACCCTCTAGCTACAGAGTCGCCAATCGTTCCAATTGATTTGATGTTTCTTATACTTGATTGACTAGTAAAGTCGTACATGATCGTACCATTAGCAGTTGTAACTGTTTTAGTATTCATCTTATCGACTTTAGCGTTTATTTTTTCATTCTGCTTAACCAATTCATTATTTATAGATAAACTAGCATTAACTTTAGCGTTTAGTTCTCTCAAGTACTTAGCCGGGTCTGACTTTGTTGTTTTTACATTCTTAACATAGTTCGTAGCTTCATGGATAGCTTTTCTATATCTGTCGCGCATTGTAAAATCGCCTAATACTACATCTTGTTTGATGATGTTGTTATATGCATCTCTATGTGTAGTAATCTCGACTATTCTTACTAAGTCGTTATAGCCTATAGTTGGTTCAGCCACTCTTACGACATCGCCAATTCTAGGGTTAGCCTCTGGAAAATGCTCAGGCTGTGCTACGAAGTCCAAAGAAATAGAAGCAGTGACACTTTTCTTTATCACTAGCTCCATTGATTTTTTTAAAACATCTTCTTTTTTTATACGTCCATCTATTAACGGAGGCGCTTCCCTTTTCCCAATCAGTTGTGCTAATGGGTGTGTGAATTCGAATTGTAATCCAGCTTCTGTATAAGTTTGTTGACCGTCAAAGTCGCCATAGCCTCTTATATATGTGTAGCATTTAGAAGCATCTTCTTGAATTTTGACATTATCAGCATTTACACCTGATTTGATGTAATAATCTGCTACTTTAGATAATTCATCGTACAAGTGAAACGTCTTAGTTTTAGCTTCATATTCATATTCGAGATGATAACGTTCAAGTCCTTTTTTAAATATCTCAAGTCTTGTGTCTCCCTTACCTAATCCCTCGAACTTTGATGCGTCAACCTTAGTGTGCAATACGTACTTATAACTAGTTCCTTTAAATACAGTGTTAAAAAACTCTACGCCTGTGAAACTTTCGTTATATTCTTGGTAAATCCTAGAATTGTTTAGATCATCTAGTTCTTTTTGTCTCGCTTTGAGACTAAGTTTGATTTTATTTCCGATTGTTGATTTATCAAGCATTACTATCACATATTCGTTGAGGTCATCTTCCCCTTTTATATTTGTGATAGTCCACATCTTTGTAATAGCGCCGATTGCGTCGAAAGTGCTGGCATTTTCTATCATATCAATGTCTAACGTACTATCTTCATTCAATTTTTCGTTTAATTTTGTATTAACATGAATCGCATGACCGACGCCTTGCAAACTTTTTAATAATACCGGCATATGCTACTCCTTATCTGTAATATAATTTGTGTCTAAAGACTATCTTTTTCATAAGTCTGTTGGCTTTAAAATGATTCCAACCAGGATACAACACCGGTTGTTCTAACGTCTTGTTGTATAGGTCAATATTTAAATTGCCTCTATATGTGTGCTTGTTATCAAAAATGATTTTATCGCCTGCCTTTAAATCGACATCTTTAATTACTGAGATGTTTCCTTTATCCATATAGAAAGTGAAACCGTCTTTATCATCAGCTTTAACATCTTCGGCCAATTCAATTTCAACTACATTGAATTGGTTGAATTGTGTTAATGCCACATCTCCGTTGTAATAAACATCTCCAGAACTCGTATTATAGAATGTCATTTGTCTACTTCTATCATTTTCATTTAGTGCTATTCTGTCCGGAACTGACCATTTTTCTAAATCGTTATCACTTTCTAAATCAGTGCTATAGCCGATACTTTCAAAGAACGGCAATTCTGTCGTCTCAAAGGTCAACGTGATTTCTCCTGATGTCTTAGTTGTGTCAAAAGATACTTCGCTAACTAATCCAACGAATAGTTGTCTACCGTCAACATAATCTAATTCAAATTCTTGTTCTAACGGTTCGAACATATTTTCAAATTTGATAGTGTTATCCGGCGTTGCCAATTCTCTTAGGTAAAAGCGACCATAAAACAATGTTTGAATGTCTGATTTGAGATGTGAGGCATAAGCGATTTTAGGTACTTCATACCTCAATCTTAATTCAACTTTTTTATATTCTTCTTTAGCGTAATTGTGAAAACGTCCGTCAACACCATCTAAAGGCGAATAATTCCTTTTGTAACCCGAACCGATAACATTGTAATCAAGCACTCTCAAATGTTTGTAAGTGAGAGGATTGTCACTGATTCTATAAGTTACACCGTTTTTTACAATTTCTACATCATGGGCTATCAATAAACAAACCTCCCTTACATTAAGTTGAAACTACCATCTTTTGCATCCATATCGTCAATGTGTGATTTAATCATGTTAAGATCGCCCTCATTCCTAACAGTTATATTAACAATAGGTCTGTTATTTTCTTTCATGCTATGTTGCACATCGTTTGTCATATGACCATCAACACTTGGTGTCAAACTATCGTTGAAGCCATCTGTTAACGTTGAACCTAACTCACTTGTAAATGTTTTACCGAAGCTAGTAGCCATTACTTTAGCTTGTGATACCGCTAAACCTTTACCTAAACCACTACCTCCACCGTGTCCACTTACAAATGAAGTTACAGAGTCCCAAGCTGATGAAATCGCATCACCTACCGCGCTTACTACTTTGTGCGCAGCGTTAGCTACACCTTCTGCTACTTTGCCTATTAATTCTGCTCCGGCATTTAAAAAATCGCTGAAAAAGCTTTTAATCTTATCAAGCGCGTTTTTCATGCCGTCGCCTACATTTGAGATAACTCTTTTAAATCCATCAGCTACTTTACTAGCAAAACTTGTAACTGTGTTCCAAATATTAGAAACCCATTCGGAACCTTTTGTGATAATAAAGTTTAGTGCTTGCCCCATTTTTTCAGCTACACTCGAAGCCACTCGACTGAACCAACTTGTAACTGTGTTCCAAATACTGCTAACAAAATTAGTGATTGTACTCCATATCTGTGACCAACTTGTACCAAACATAGAAAGCGTTCGATTCATTACGCCAGTTAAAAAGCCGATAATTGACTCCCAAACTGATTGCATGTATTGCCAAATCGTATCAAGTACATTGGTAACCGTAGTTTTAATAGTCTCCCAAGCACCTGAGAAGTCGCCAGTAAGCAACTGAATTAAAGCAGTGAACAAACCTACTATGATTTGGACTGCTACGGATATCACTGTTCCTATGGCTTGGAACGCAATTGTAATTAAAGTCCACAAACCTTGTATTATATTCATAACATTTGTAATAATGCCTATTACTAAAACACCTAAGACTTGCATGAATATTTGTCCTAATACTTGCAATATAGGCATTATCGGTTGTAAGGTAGATTGGATTTTGCCCCACAATTCAGTTAACCAGCCAACCACACCTTGAATCGCACCAGAAACCGCCGTTTTAACGCCGTTCCATGCTTCAGTAATAGTATTTCTAAAGTTCTCGTTTGTTTTCCATAAATAAACGAGAACACCGATGAATGCGCCAATTACTGCAATTACCGCTAAAATAGGTGCTGAAATCATTCCAAAAACACCTGTTAATGCTTCCAAAGCTCCAGTAACTAAACTTGATGTTCTAACGAATTCTAAAATCTTTTCGACGACACTGAATAAACTCAAGCCAAACACATTTGTAAGCACACTACTTATAGCAACAATCGGAGCCATTAAAGCCCAAAATACACCACCTAAAATACCCATAACACCAGCAACTTGTGCTATAGCTGGGTGTGTCTCGAATAGCTTAGCGATAAAACCAGCTAGATTAGTGATAAAGTCTAACAATTTACTAGCTATAGGAGCCATTGCAGTGCCAAATGCTACTAATGCTTTTATGATGTTGCCGATTAATTGCATGATAGTAGGACCATTCTCTTGAACGTAACTTATAAAGTCTTTGAAGCCTTGTGATTGTCCTACTTGTTCTGACCACGCTCTAAATTGAGAAGTTAATTTAACCAACCAATCAAAAATATTAGAACTGTTTTGAGCAAAAGCAATCATTAAATTACCAATACCAGCAAATACATTGCCAAATATCTGACCAATCTTAGGTAAGTTGGTAGTAGTGTAGTCAATAAAAGCTTTAATGGCATTCTGACCAGCTACACTGTTAGCCCAATTTTGGAAAGCTATAGACATGTTCTGTAGTCCTTGAGACACAAATTTGAACAACGGCATTAATTGAGTGAAAATGTTAACTAATCCGTCGCCAAATCGTCCTGCAGCGTTCAATAAATCTCCGAATATTGCGCCACCTATGCTATTCAATGCTTCAAATGCTTTCTTAGCTGTTTCAGAATGTTTAACCCAATTCTCAAACTCGCGTGCGTTTGCTTCAACCAGCATAGATACTTCGGATAAGAATGGTTTTAATTGAGACATCGCACTTGTAACGCCTCTGATACCCGCTGACATCGCATTAAAGATACTTGCTTGATTCTCTTTTACAATGCCTTGCCATGTAGTTTTTAACTGATCGCTCGCATCTCTAAAGTTTTGTACTTCTTTTGTTACTGCCAATGTGCCATCTTTTACCATTTTTAGTGCAGTAATAGCCATTGCACCGAAGCCAACCGCTCCAACACCAGCTACAGAGAATGCACCAGCTAACCCGATGACGCCACCGCCTAATACACCAACGGCATTAAGTACTGCCATAATAGCTGGAACTAATCCAGCAATTACTGGTATTAACGCTTGTATACTAGCAATCATTAAACCTTTGACTTGTTGCGCAAAGATAGTACCGAAAGTTCTAATATTTGATGCGATGCCATCCATTGTTGATTGATACTGATCTAATGCTCTTTTACCTGCAGTCAATGCTACTTGCATTTTCGTCATTCCGGTTGTATCAAAATCTAATTTAACAGTGTGTTTGCGCCAACCAGCTAACATTGCTTTAGAAGTCGCAACATTTCTTTTTAATCCGCTTGCGTCGCCGTCAATTTCAACTTTTTTACGTCTGATATTCGATAGTTCTGCTTTAACAAACGATATGACTTGTTTTACTTTGCTAGCGTCTGCATCGATATTAACTTTATGTTCTCGCCAACGTTGAGCCATTGATTTAGCTCGCGTTAGCTCTCTTTGGTAGTCTCTTATGTTAGCTGTAACTTCTGTCTTGATTTCGTCCGGTATATCAGTCTTAGCCATACGTTGAGCAGTTCTGATGTTCCTTTTAAAATCACTAATTATAGCTGTAACACGAGCTAGAAAATTCTTTTCCATGCCTAGCCTCCTTTATGACTTGTCTTTAAGCTGTTAAGGAACTTGCGAGTACCTTGTTTTTGTATTTCTCTTTTACGTTTGTTTTTAGCTAGCTCACGCTGTTTCATTCTTTCGTATTCATCTTCTTGACCACGAATAATGTAATGTTCTCTTTCGTTCTGCCTAACAAAACGTTTTAGTGATTTACCAGCTTGAGCAACTGCATTATATTGAGCGCCGTACAACGCAATGTCCCTTTGGTCAATCAATGCTTGTCTAGCGCCAATAATCCAGTCATTCCATTCGGCAGGTAGCATGCTCATTAGCTCGTCATTACTCATATAACCTATGTAACGACTTGTCATCTGCCTTATTTCCGAATAGTCTAATAAGGTGCTACGGTCATGATTTCTTTGTAGTTGTTCTTCATCATCTCGATACCAGCTTTCGCGCCCTCTTTCTCGTCTTCTTTGGCTAACGATGGCGCTTGGTTCATCTGTGTCCAGAATAGACGTGATTTCTGCTTGAAAAAACCGCTATTATTCATTACGTCCAACGCACCTTGTAAAAGATTCAACGTGTCGTTTTCTCTTTCGATGATTTCCATAATTTCCGCTTCAACATCTTCTCTTTTAGGTGCACTTTTACCTAGATAAGCTGTTGCACATTCCCAAAAGTCTACAATTGCCACTGTGTCACGTTCTAATAAAGCGTTATAAACATTAGTAAATCCTGAAATAGTTTGTTTTCTACCTTTATTATCTTCTTGTTCAGTTGCAAACTTTTTAGCAGTTTTATCGAACATAAATGTTGCTTTTGCTTTAACTTCTTCGTTGTTAATTGTTAATGATGTAATTGGATTAAAAGTTGTTTCAGTCATATTAAATACCTCGTTTATCGTTATTTTGTACAAAAAAATAGAGGGCTTATGCCCTCGTTAATTACATACTTAAATCGCTACTGCCAGCAGTTGTTTTTTTAGTTCGGTTTTCATAACTATCTTCGTAAGCGTTCATGTCTTCGAATTCAACAACTGGAGCCAATGCGCTAGGGTTAAGCCATTCTTTTGGTAAATCGTTGATTGTACCGTCTGCACTATTGAACTTAACTTTCGCTGTGATTTCGATTTTGTTATCTTCGTCATCAAATGACCATTCGTGTTCTTCGATAACTACATACGCGAATACACCGTGATGTTTGCCATCGCGTTTTTTTGTTTCCCAAATCCAAACACGTAACTGTTTGAATTGCTTAACTGATTCTTTTAATGCTAATTGACCTTTATCTCCCGGAACGACATCAAGCGTCAACTTGATTTCTTCTTCGACAGAGTTACGGCTATAATCTTTCTTACCGCCTTGAATGATTTCAGCAAGGTCATTACTGATAGTGTGCCCACCCTCTGCTAAACTACCTAAAAGCGTTGCTTCTTCGATAGTTAGCTTCTTAGCTAAATCTTTATCAGCGATTTGGAGAGCGACAATATATTTATCCTGCGCCATTCGTTACACTCCTTTGTAATGTGTTATGTCTGTATTTAAAAACAAGCCGAATGATACCGTGTTTAGTGTACTGATCTATGTCAGTAATCACTTCTTGTGTATCAATTCGACTTTTAATGAATGAATAATAATCAATTTCTATTTCGTTGTTTAAAACGAAACCTAAAAATTGAATTATTTGTGATGCCTCATCTCTATTACGCGCTTGACTATAAACATGCAATGTGATGCCGACATCTTCGACCATGCTCGTGGTCGTTTCTTTGTTAGTGACGTTTGTTTCACCCACAACGATATATGGGTAAACAGCGTCTTTCTGAACGCAATCAAAAACCCTACCGTCCAATTGTTTTTGGATAATAGGGTTACTTTTTAATTTGTTATATACTTTGTTAAATAAGTACCGTTCAACTGATACCCACATATCTTAACCACCTCATGAAAAATACTTATTAAAGAATGCTCGTCCAGCGTCTATTGCAGGTTCCCAAAAAGGTTGAGCATGTTGTCCTTTAGTAGTGTGCCACTTACCGTTTGCATCTTTGTACGACCACGGTATCTTTTTCGCTCTACTACCTCCGGCGCCTGTTGCATATATACCAGTACCATAATTGACATATATTGCGTATTCACTACCAATATTGATAACACCAGTAAAACCGCCGTCTTTAAAGTCCATTGTTACACTTTCTCTAAGATATCCGGTATCAACTGGCATTAATGAAATGATTGTATTGTGAATCTTAGCAGTTGTCTTTGCTATACCTCGTTTGACCCATCGTTCCATGTCTCGCTCGTAATTTTCCAACTCTTTTACTAAGTCCCAATTACCATAATTAACCTTTGCCAATAGGTCGCATCCTCAATCTAGTTAAATTGATTTCATGTTGTCCGCCTTGGTCGACCGGTTCGCCTACAACTTCGTACGTTTTACCCTCGTAATTAAATAAAGTTTTGTTTGTTATTGGTATGTGGTACGGCGTATATAGGTTTCGGTCGAAATCTTTGCTCATCTGATGAAATTTGAGCGTCTCACTTGATGTAGGCGTGTCCATAAACCCTTTAATTGTTTCGTTACTTTTAAAACGCTCGTATTCTTTTGGGTGTGTTCCTACAACTACGACCTCTCCAATTTCAATTGTGTGCGGAAACTCATCGAACGGATTAAACATATCGCTTACCCCAACTTAACTTGCGATAAGGTATTAGATAAGCATAAGCACTACTAGGTATGTCAGTTACATAGGTATAACTCACAGTGCCCATCGTGCGTGCTGAGATATTGCCAGTTGTACCAAACTTGATACATTCAGCAATAAACTTCTTAACACCCGACGGCACTTCTTTGTCATCAAACTTCTGATTACAATAATCTTCTGCAACACCTTTATATTCTTCAATAAGATATTCGATCTGCTCATCGTTAGACGAATCATTGAGTGAAAGTCCATTAATCATTTTGACGTCTTTTGTGTCCATTACTTAACACCCTCTAAAACTTTGATAAGCTCATCTTTTTTCATATCGCTATACCCTTTAATTTCACGCTTTTTAGCAAGTTCTTTTAATTCTGCTACTTTCATATCAGATAAACTTTTTTGCTCGTCAGCGCTCGCCTCAGACTGTTCTACTTGCTTGTCTTCAACAAGTTTGATAGCGATTAAATTACGGCGGTTGTTTGTTGTAGATAATTCAGTGAATCGTTCTTCTGATACTTCTAACCCATCACGTGGGTATATGTCCCCCACTTGATATTCATGTCCGTTGTCTTGCGCATCTTCAAAACGTTCGATTACTTTATACATACGTCACTACCTCCTATTACATTTCTAAGCTTCCAGAACCTTTAGTGATTTTCACTGCTTTAGATTCATCATATAAATATGCTACATAGTGTTTATCACTGTATAATGCAGTTGTTTTTGTTGATGCGTCACGCGCTACTTCTAAGAAGAAATCACGTTTCAAGATTAATTTAACTGCACCTTTTTTAGCTAAAATAGCTGTGCCAGCTTCTAACTTATTAGAACGTACAATGATAGCGCCTAGAGCTTCGCCAAACGCACCTTTAACGATGATGTCATCGCCTAATTCGGTTGCACGTGTAAAGTTAGTTGATGCATCTCCGCGTAACTTACCAGCATCAAGTGGATTAACAAATAAAACCATTGGTTCTAAGTCTTCATCGTTAAATTTGTCGATTGCTGATTGTAAGCCGTTTAACTTAGTGATGTCCACATTAACAGTAAGTTTAGCTCCCATTAAAGCCTCTAATACGTCATTGTCAACTTTGTTAGCATGTGCTAAACCGTGTTGACGTACTTGTTCGCCTTGAGGGTCTCCGTAACCACTTAATAAAGCCTCATCTGTGATAGATGTACCTTTAGCAATTTTACGGATTTTAGCCTCACGTTTTTTAGTTTCTAAGATGTCAGTAGGGATTTTTTCGCCCTCTGCAACTACTTGTGCGTCTCCGCTATAAACGAATGCTGGGAATGTCAAAGTGTCTCCCGGTTGTCCTTGTAATGTGCTATCCACTTCTGCAAATGAAGCGAAACGCAATTTCTTTTCGAGTTGCGCTTGCATCATAGGCGCTAGTACTTCTGGAATGATTTGATTACTTGTTTTAGTAACTCCTTGTGGCATGTTTATACCTCTTTCTTTGTTTAATTTTGATTAACTAATTTTTCGAATGTCTCACGATCGTTCAAATACAATTCGTTACGTTCAGCGACACTCATGTTGTCAAACTTTTCTTTCGTTACACCTGAGTCTGGATTACCTCCGCCTTGTGGTGTTTTACCTACAGGCTTAGACGACGCAAATAAATAAGGTTTAGACTCTTTAAGCGTTTCAATCGCTTTGTCTAAACCTTTTACAGTGCCGTCGTCTACTAATTCCAGTTCATCTTTATTGATGAATGCTAGAATGTCGTTAGCGTCATTTGCTTCTTTAGCAACCGCTAACTTAACTGCGTTATTAAGTTGTGTTTCTTTATACTTTGTCTCCCACTCTGCATTTTGATTCTTTAATTCTTCGAGTTCTTTTTGAATCTCGCTATCATCTTTGACAGAGTCTTGCAATTTGACAATTTGTTCATCGCGTTTAGAAATCTCTTCTTTTAACTCTTCAATTTCGGTATTCTTGTCGTTCAATCTCGAACGTGGTACCATTCCCGATTTTGATTCGTCAATCGCATCAATAACTTTCTGCTTGTCGATTTCTCCGTCTTTAAATTGTCCTAACAATGTGTATAAATCCATTTAAACTACTCCTTTTTACGAGTTTTACGTGCAACGCCACGAAGAATTTTGGTATAAAAAGAAGCAGTTTAACGACATGCTAAGGTCGAGTAGTAAACTACTTTCTTTTACGTTTATATTTCTCCCACTCACGATAGGTCATTTGTGGTATTACTTCGGTTGTTCCATCATCTTTACGTACTCTTGTTGTACTAGGCAAATCATCTTCATCAATGTAATACATAAGCTTACAACGACAGTTGATATTTTCTTTTGCACTGTTCACACCAACAAACAATTTAGGTGCCTGTCCAACGCAACCGCTCGACTTGAACGGTTCATCTATTTTCTTTTTAGCACCGTCTAGATGCCTGTGTGTGTCTCTTGTACGTGTATCTTTAGTAGCTTGCCAATACTTATACATCTGTAAGCCGTTTTTTTGAGCTACTAATGCACTATCAAGTCCAGCTTGAGACATCGCTCTACCCGCTTCTGTACGAGCTACACGCAACGATTGAGCTTTAGACATACCAATATCATCACGGATTGCTTTCGCTATTTTAGAGTAGCCCTCTCCGCTCATAATGCCTTGTGTGATATGTAAGCGTATCTTTTTCAGTACTTCATCACGATGCTTCTGTAGTGTCGGTACTAATCGAATGAACTCAATAGGTTGTTCAATAGCCGATGTGATAACTTCTTTGCTAGGAACATCAAATTGCATAGATGTTTGACTTGCCGTCTCGTATAAATAAAGGCTCATAAGGAACTTTTCTATATAAGCGTCTTCCTGCGACTTCTGAACCATCTTAGCTACTTGCCTATAGTCATCAGTCAACATTGTACCTATACGAGTTAACTCCTTATTGAGCCTGTTATATTTATTAAATTCAGTCCATGTAACATACACATCATCACTTTGATACTTCTCAAACATATCTGCGATGATTTGTTTTATCTCTTTAAGTCGATTAGCAAATAGTTGTTCTATAGGCTTCTCAGCTTTAGAGATTAGACTGTCGATATACTCATCAATATCATTCTGATTCTTTATTGTTAGATCTTTCTTGTTGTTGGGCACCGTCAGCACCTCCGTCATCTAAATTAGGCAGTTGCTTGTTGTACTCCATTTGTTCTTGTTCTATTCGTTCGAGTTCTGCTTGCAAATCTTCGACAAACGGGTGATTTTCTAATACTGTTTCATGGCTTACAATTCCCATAGATTGTTGAGCTGTTTGTACTTGTAATTCTGTGTTCGCTACTTTGTTGTAGTTGAAACTAATATCGACATCTTTATGTTCTCCTTTGATATCGAAGTGCTCAAACACAAACCAAAGCAACTCCTGTATAGCAACTTTAGCTTTGCGCGCTAACTTATCTGCTTTCAAGTTTAAGTTAGTATATAAAAACTCCAACGCAACCCCACTTGGAGCCGAACCGAATTTGTCAGAACTAAAGTCAACCGCTTGACCAAACAACATTATTTTTTGATATAACTCATCTAAATACTTTTTACTGTTTTCAACTGGTACTTCTACCTGTATTGTGTCGACACCCCCGTTATCCGATACTTTTATCGCCCCGTAATAACGTAGTAACCGTTTGAATTCTGGCAACTCTTGGTCATCATAGTTCGTTAATACATACGTTAATTCGTTTGAATCTTTAAAAGTATTGGATAAATCGGATAATCGCCTGTTATAAGCATCAATCAATGTTTTATACATAAATATATCTGATATTTCTAAATCGTTATTTTTGAATGGAATAAATGGAATCTTACCCCATGACCCTGTACTAAAATGCGTTTTTGAATTCTCCAAATTGTTAGAGTAATCCGGAATAAGCGAGCCGTTTTCATAAACGTAGTAATTAACAGTTACTTTATCCCAGTATTCAACTTTAGTTTCATTTTCCAATTTATACATCCTGATAAACGCCTCTAATTCTTCGTGCTCTTTATCAGTCCATATAGGAATACCTTGTTCCGCCGGTACTCTAAATAGCTTAAATTCTCCCTCTTCATCAAGGTAAGGATGCAACCATTCAATACCTTTATTGCTAGCTCCTGTTAGTACACTGTGTAACTTATCATCAAATCTATTACCTAAAACTTCATCAATACGTTTAACTACTTCATCATCTGTATGTTTAAAAGCGATAGGCTTCCCTACAATATAAGAAACTTTTTGATCTACTAGGTTAGCATGGAAGTTGGTAATCATTCTGTCATCTGGTTTCAATGGGTCAACTGCTCCTGTAGCATCAACCGGCTTGGGTTCCTTAACAATATCAGGGCGTTGCTCATAATATTCTTGACCTATTGAGATTTCAGGTAACTTCTCCAAATGTTGTTTTATATATCTGACAATCATTTCTTCTAGTGTTTCTGGCTTATTGTTAGTCCTCACAATAGCATCAAATATTTCTGTTTGTGTTGGTTGGCTAGGGTACAAAATATTACCTCCTTTAATTAAAGCCTGTGCCACTTGGCTTATTAGCTGTATAAACTGCATATCTTAACGCATCTAATGTGTCATCGTTTAATTTAACTGGTTCGTCTGCATTATCTTTCCAAACGTAGTTGTATATTTCTTCTTTAAACAAACTAACTTTTTCTTTGATAATGAATATTTTATTTAACTTGAATAACCTAGAAATAACTTCAATGCCAGCAATAACGGCTTTGTCAGCATATCTTGCTTTTATCTTCTCTCTTCTAAATCGTTCAATATGTTCAGGTCTAGCTGTATCACAATAAAAAAGAATATCGCCATGCCTTTTTATAACTCCTTTAGCAATAGCTACCCAGTCATCTATCTCTTTATGTCTGTGTGCGTGTTCTTCAATAACGTACTTGTTTCCGTCAAAGTCTTCCGCTACAACCATAATAGAACCATAATGCTCATATCCCCAGTCGACGCCTGCATATTTCCTTTTTATTTGTTTAGTTTTAAATTCTTCTTCTTTGATGTAATGAACTTTTTCTTTGAAATCTTTATATACAACACCTTCAGCAGAAACCCACTTACCATAAATATCACGATCTGTGAACATTCCTGTTGGTGTACTTGCGATAATCGATTCAATATATTCTTCATCTAAAAATGTATTGTCAAACAAAGTAAATTGGAATGCTTTGATATTTAGTCTTCCATTCGATAACCGTTGACCACTCTTATCAATGTAATCTTTTTTAACTGGATGCATCGGGTTTTCGGGGTTGGTATCAATTAATATACTCGCGCCTTTGTAACTACAACGTGAGAATACCTCTTTAATAAACATATTGTGTAATGCTGTCCCCTCGTTTAAAAAAGCACCTGCTGAAGTAAAACCACGTGCTTTTTTCCATGCATCCGAGTTTTGTCCGTCGAATACATACACTTTATTACCAAATATTTTGACTGCGTTAGATTTATCAAGTGTCAACTCTCTACCTAGTATTAACTCCATATCATCTAGTATGTTACGTCTGATAGATGCTTGTGTCGCTCCTCCGATAATGAAGTTAAGCCCCTTGTCTTTATAAGTAGCTATGTGCATTAAAAAAAGCAGGATAAATACATATGTTTTACCTGCCCTCTTCGCACCACTCGCTATTAATACTTTGGGTTTATCGTTTATGAAGCAGTTCCAGACTTCTTGTTGTTTCGGGTTTAACATTTCATTAATCATCATTAACACCCGCTAACTTAATAAGTGCTTTAGCAACTTCTGCTTCTTGTGAATTATTTTCTGATTTATCCATTTGATCGATTTTTTTCTCAAGCATCTTGATTTCAGTTTCAATCTTTTTATTAGTCAGAACTTCATTGCCTAACGTCATTCTATTCATGCCGTCCAAACTAGCGAGGAATGCATCAGCTGTCGCTTTCTTCACTCCCTCTATTTCAATATCGTTCTTCGCTGTATTCTTTAGCCACTCATACTCTTCAAAAGCCTTTTGGCGTGTCCATTTTGATTGCTCAGCTACTTCTTGACGAAGTTCTTCGTACCTTATTAAAACCTTATTATTTTTAGCTACCGTGCTCGCTTGCATGTCTATATATGATTCACTTTTACCTTTGGTCGAATACCCTGCGTCAATATAAGCTTTGCGTTGGCTCTTGCCCTCGATGAGTCCCAATACAAACTTTTCTTGCTTCGGTGTTAATTTAATCAATTGTTTTCACTGTATCACACGCCTTTACGTTAATTACTCTAGTTATTTAAATACAAAAATGCCCCTACATCTTGTGCAGGAGCTACGTTCAATAAATGTGAAAGGAGGAAAATAGTTATGACTCAAATTGCAAGAATTAAACTACCCACCATATAGGCAGGTAGTAAGTGATTAATAGCGTAACATATCATCTTTTATATGTTTGTCACTTCTCAATCACATCGATGAGAACATCTGTTGTGGCTATTACCCCACGTCTTAAGATAATTCTTACAAGTCAATTATATAAAATTAATTCACAGTTTAAAAATAGTGTCATTTTCGTCATTTCTGTCATTTTTGTCATTTTCGTCACTGTAGTAGATAAATCTTTTCTGCCAACTCATCACGGCGTGCTAAGAAGTTGTTTCTATTCAATTTAGAGTTAGGCATCTTCTTGATAATTGCGTCCCTGTTATAACCTTTCTTCAATAACTCTAAGAAACAAAAGTCAACGTGCCCTAATCTCTGTTGTGATTGATTTATAAACTCAACCTCTTTTAACATCTGCGCATACCTTTTATTTGCTCTCTCAAGCCTCACAACAACGTCTTCAACCTTACTTGAGTTTTCCCCTTGTGGTTTTGGTAACGTTGCTTGTATGCCATATTGTGCGATTGAATTGCTATCATATTCCGGTATTACATCAGCTAACACATTACACTTCATTTTATGTGTGCCTATCATATTAACTATTGACTCTTTGCTATACATCTACTCTGACACCTCCGCCCTCATCAAATCAGACTGATCGCTCAACTTTGCGAAGTCACTCGGCGCCTCTACATCATCATTAGCCGTCGTCATAATATATACTTTCTCAGTTACATACTTACCTAGCTCATACATCGCTAGTAAGAATAATAGTCTTAATATTTGTTTAATCATTATTTATCTACCTTCTTTACTTCGTATAAGACCGGATATAAATTTAAAAAGTGTATTCTATAACCAATCGTTTTAACTTCTACTTTGTCGCCTACTTTTAACCTAGCTTGTATGTCTGCGCTATCAAATTTCTTTTTGAATAGTAAGTCAGAGTTTTCGATGACTTGCTTGTTGTCTAACACAATATAGAACTTGTCTTCTTTATCTTGTCTCTTGTTATATTTATCTGTAATTGTCCCTTGATATACTTCTTTGTTTTGGTAACTAGCCACTGTATAGATAGGCGATATGACAATAAGCATCAGTGCGATTACGCCGAATAATCGCAGTATTCCAACAATAAAGATATCGAACCAATCCATATTTTTAAGTTTTTTAATCATCATTGTCATCTCCAGTATCAATTAAACTAGGCATCATTCTTAACATAGCCCTTAATTCATGTTCATTCATATTAGCCATCATAGGACTGTAAAATTCACTGTCTTTATCATTAATTTCTTTAATGAAATCATCTTCAATCTTAGCTTTTTCTTCAGGTGTTTTATTTTTATATTTTTTGATTATTTCAGTGTACTTTTCCGGGAATTTCATTTTAGGAATATTAATCATCGTCTGCCTCCTCAACATTGATCCCAACTATATAACCTTTGTTCAATACAAGTTCTCTGCCATAATCTTTTTCTATCGTTAAATAGTCATCATCATTTCTAAAATTGTCCAAAACAAATACTATTTCGTTAAATAATTCATCTTCATGTAATATCAAACTACTACCGTCATGTAATAAAATTCTCAGCTGATTCATTTCCCACGCTCCTCAATAAGTGTGATTGATTCAATCGTATCTGTTTTAATATACGTTGGTTGCTTGATTATAGTACTTGCGTAAATATAACCATTAAAACTCGTCATTCTTTCAACATATTTTTCAAAAGGTTCAGCTGTTTTTACAAAATAAACTCCACCTGAAATAGTTTTAATTTTAACATCCGTCATTTTCCACACTCCCTTATATTTTCAAACAACTGCCCTAATTTAATAACTGCATTTCTTTTAACTTGTGCCTCGTACTTCTCTTTCGCTTCTTCTTTACTCTCCGCATCAACAACTGTAAACCTTTGATTGCTCTTAGCTTTAGTTATGTGTGTATGCTTACGTCCTGTTGAATCTTTAAATGTTGTGACTAGGTATTGTGTCATTCCTCATAGCTCCCTTGAACTTGTTTGAGCTTACTCATAAAAAACATTACTAAAAATGCTATTAAGATATGCGTCTTTTGATGTTTATCAGCAAATGTAGATGTCACAAAGATAGTAGCAATCAACAACATTTCATATAGGTTTGTGTGTATAGTCTTTTTACTCTTGAGAAAAATAATACCTATGCGACAAAATAGATAAACACCAAACCCTATGAAAAATATTTCTAACATGTCACTCACTTCCCCAAAACCTCCTTGACTCGATCTAATATGTCTTTACACTCCGCTACTTCCGAAGCCTTTTGCTCCACGTTCTGAAACACTCTCAAATTCCTCCACTTGCTTTAGTTCAGGTGTCCATATAGGCACGATAACCAATTGAGCTAGTTTGTCGCCTTTATTTATGACATAACTACCATTCATACATAAAAATTTATCTGTTACAGGTAGTAGGGTGTATTTTCCATCTATACCAGAAGGACTCCGACCAAAGTTACTCATATCCTCACTCTCTAACGTTTCATTATCATTCTTGATATTAATCCCTAAATTACCATGATATCCCGCGTCTATCTTGCCTGTTTCAATCACTAAATGCGTTTTACTACTTACACCACTACGGCTAGTTAATAAACCGACATAGCCCTCTGGAATGCTTACAGCTACATCTGTTTTGATCACTGCCTTTTCTTGTGGCTCAAGTACGACAGTTTTAGCTGAAAATATGTCATAACCTGCATCCGTCTTATGATTTCGTTCTGGCATTCTAGCGTCTTTTGATAATAGTTTCACTTGTAATATGTTAGTCATTTTCCTGCTCCTCCTCATATTTATAGACAACTTGACCCGTCATAATTCCTACTGCTTCATCAAGACCAATATCTTCTTTGATTGCATCTTGCATAGCATTAGGTAAACCCTCAAGTATTTCATCAAACGCTTGCGCTTTCTTATACACGTCCTCAATCTCTTTTAATAATCCCTCTGTGTCATTGCCGTTATACGCGCTAGCACTAATAACTGATTGTTCGATTTGTTCGCGGTTATTCATTTGCGTCTTCCTCCATAAAAATTTTATTGTTTAATTCCATTCCAAATTTAACTCTTTCAACATCTTTGCCGAATTCGTTTATTAAATCTTTTTCAACACTCTTGCAATACCTATCCCATGCGCTTGCTTTCTTCTCCAGCTCTTTGTTACGTTCTCGTAAATTAGCTATATCCACGATAAGTTCATCTCGTTGTTTTCTCATCTTCTTCAACATAGCTTCCATTACACCTAGTTGGAGCCCTGTATCGTAATTCATTCTACCAACTCCACATCTTTCCAAATTAAGTCCCCCAATCCTTTGCCATTCATCAAGTAAATCTCATGGTATTTAAAGCTCGAATTAATCGGGTTTGAACCAACGAGTTCCTTTATCGACTTATTGTTAATTTTAGTTACGTTTATTGACTGACTACCATTAGGGAAGTATTGCGTTCTAACTACAACTACTGACGGTATTACCGTTTCTTCTGTGATTTCCTCTTCCACTTCGACTTCGAAAGGAGCATCAAGTGGCACACAGACTGATGTCGTACACTCATTTGTGTCCTTTTGAAAACGAACGATGCCATCGCCGTTACCTGTTGTAAAAAAATTTTTGCCCTTTGATAACTCCGGATTACTTCGAGCCCATTTAATTAATTCATCTAATCTCATTTCTTTTTTAACTTTGATTTTCATTATTTCCATCTCCTTAAAATAAAGTTAGTTGCTTCTGTTCCTCATATTCCAAATCCTGTTGCTTTATATATGTTTCAAGCTCTTCAGCTGTATCAAATGTCTTTTTCACGCCTTGCCAACCTGGTACGATATGCCCATGAAAGTAATAAGTGCCGTTTACTACATGGATATGTGCCACTCGTTCGTTATCTTGATACAGATATCTCTTAGATCCAAAGAATTGATTTAGGTATTCTTTGCGTGCGTTATCTGTCATGGTCATTACTCCCACAAGTCAAAAGCTCTTTGGACGTAAAACTTCGCCTTTGCTAAATCCTCATGACCATTCTTTAACGGTGCTCTAGACAAGTATTTGATCGCATTGCCTATTGCGAATGCTAATTGTGGTGGATACTGTGCCGTTACTTGTTCAATAAAATCTATAATTTCAATGTCGCCGTATGTGTAGTGTGCTGGTTGCTTAACATTGTCTTGCGTTTCGTTCATATCTACTTTTCTGTTACTGATTACAATCATTATGCTTCACTCCATTTCTTGAACATTTGGTTATAAATGACATCGAACCAGTACGGATCACGTGAATGTTTCTGTGGTACATTAAACAAATGTGGCTTCTTTCTTCTTAGCTCAGCCTCTTTACGTCGTTGCCTAGCCATTTCACGCTCTTTGCTCTCTCGCTCCATGATTTTGGATAACACGATTTCTTTATACTCAGCTAGGCGCATGCCATAAGGTGCGTTTAAGGCTTCTAACAACGCCCAGCCACCTCGTACTCTTTTTGCAACCATTCCTGGAGTTAAACCATTCTTTTTTATCAATTCATTTTCATGTTCGGTAAATTTATATGGTTTACCGTTAATCTTTACGATACTCATTTATTCCACCTCTACATTTACATTTCTAATTTTTAAATTGTCATACTCTAGTATTTCGTCAGGATTGTTATATAAGTAATCTGCCAGCGTTTCTTTTTCTTTATCCACATCATCAAAATGCTGATATTCAACTTCTGTAGGTATCCTTATATCAATCGTTGCGTTTATATATGCTTGTTGTTGCATTAGATCACTTCATTTCTCTTTTGCGTTCTCGTCTTGCTTTAATTAATTCCTCGTAAGTAATCAATGTTTTGCCTGTGTACTTAGGTGCTTTACATATCCAATTGAGTTTTATGTTTCTGTATTTATGTCTGAAAATCTTAGCTTTAAGTTTTGCTACTTCGGTTGGCATACCTTTAATGTCGATAACTTCAATCAGTTTGCCATCGAGATATAGAGCAAAATCTGCAATGTATTCAATCTTTCGTTGTTTATCTAATTTTGGTAATAATTCAAATTTCGGTTGTATTTCGATACGATCATAGTTAGTGCCATTCTTATTACTTTCTAAATATTGGTAATATTCACACTCCACTTTACTATCAAATACAATCCCTTTATACTCAACTTTCTTAGCGTTGTATTTACTCATCGTCCACCTCTAAATATCAAATATCGTTGCTTGTAAACCTAGCTCTTGCTCATATAAAAGCCCGTGAGCGCCTTTAAATCGTTTTAGGTCACTATCAGTCATAATTTTCTTTTCGTCGCTGAAATGGGCTCCTGTGAGTGAATAAACTTCATTTACGTTGTCTTTATACTTGATAACTTTAATATCTTCCGTGCCATCTTCTCGGTATAAGTAATATTTTTCTTTCGGCATTTTTAACACTCCTTAATATTCGACGATAGCGGGACGTGTATGACGTTCTGCAAGCTTTTGGATAAATAGGTCATATAACTTATTTTCATCGCCCTGTGCCTCGTCTATGAGTTTCTGAGCGTACATATCTGAACACTCAAGTTTAGTTTTTAAAAATTCTTTGGTAATCATATTTTTAACCCTCTAGTCCTGTAATCTTGTCCGTCCATCTTGATTAGTGTTGTATTGCTCATGATTCTGCTGAATATACGTTGTAAATCTTTGTTTTTTGTCATTTCTTTTTCATCTAAGTTAGTAGTAAAGATATTGTGTTTACCTATTCTACTTTCGATAAGCTCGAACATCTTACTAGTAGCGAATTCGTTCATGTTGATACCGTAATCATCGAATACCATCAAATCGACATCACTTATAATTTGAGCCAATTCCTGTTCGGTCATAGCAGTTTGGTTGTTATAAGTGTTTTTAATTGTTGATATCAATTGAGGTACGTTCATATATAACACTGTGTAGCCTTTAGCTTTAACTGATTTAACAATACTCATTGATAAGTGTGATTTACCTGTACCGAATGAACCTTGGATTAGTAGCGATTGTTTATTGTCTAACGTGAAATTGTTTGCGTAACGTTCGCATAAGTTTTTTGCATACACTAGTTGTTCATTAGTCGGATTGTAATTATCAAACGTTGCTTTCGTTAGATCTTCGTTCATTATCGATTGCTTGAATATGCGTTCTGCTTTTCTCCGCCTGTTTCTCTTGTGATAGTTTTCAGTTGATTGTTTGGCATACTCTATCATTTCGCAGTCACAACCATGTTTGAATTCTGAACCGTCATCAAATTTGTAATAGTCGTACTTACGTCCACAGTTCTCACATTTCAAATCAAACGCTTGTTCAATGATTTGCTTTTTTAAAGTTGGTTTCTTTGCTAAGTTCTGGAATGACTCCACTTTCTCACTCCTTTAAAATGGTAAATTTTCTATACTTGATTGTGATGCACGCTGGAATGCATCTACATATTGATTAGATTCGTTATTAATTTTCGCTGTTTGGTTTTTATAATTATCAAAGTTTCCACTAAATAACGTTTTAGGTCGCAAATACTCATCCATTTTCGGATTACCTTTCCATTGAGCAGTCATGTTATCAATTACTGTAAAGAAATCTTCTTTTGAATTATCTTCATTAAATCTAGCTTGTATCAGTTTTTGATTAGCTTTAGATTTATGACTAAACTTCTTGCCGGTCTTTTCGTTTAGATAATCAATAATCTCTTTGTATGGGATGCGTGTCGGGTTGCCCGACAATATATCTATTCTATTTATATTGTTATTACTTGTATTATTAATACTTGTAATATTCTCTTTGACATTTGCGTCAATAGGGGTATTGACAGAATTATCAATAGGGGTATTGATTTTTGCGTCAATAGGTATTGACGTTTGCGTCAAGGGGTACATCTTCCTTTGTTTAACTTCATTACCTTTTTTGATAATTTCGATTTTTAGATAACCAAAGTTGGTAAGGTTCGAAATTCTACGAGATATAGTTTCCTTAACAACGTTGTATAAAGTTGCAAAGTAACCATTACTTGCTGTGCAGTATCCGTATTTGTTACTTAAAGATGTTATTTCTGCAAAAAGTAACTTTTCGCTGTCAGTAAGTCGGTTATCGTATCTGACATTTGCTGTAATTATTGAGTAGTAACTTGGTTGGTCAGTCATGTTGATTCTCCTTTCTGGTATAATTTTGTTATCGCTACTGCGTTAGATTGGGGGTGAATAATTATGGATCCTATTTTAGGTAAAGGTATTGATAAAATTATTCAAGGCGCATCAAAAGGGCCTGTAGAAACATTCTCTAAAACTTGGGAACTTGTCTTTGGGAAATTCCACCTTTATGTGGATAAAGTTATTTATCAAAGAGAAGTAGAATTTGAAAAATTCAAAGAACAATTTAAAAAAGAAATATCTTCTGTACCTGAAAATAATTTACAAGAACCACAATTTTCTCTTCTAGGTCCTGCTCTAGAAGCTTCAAAGTTTTACATTAGTGAAAAAACTTTAAGTAATATGTTCGCAAAACTAATAGCATCATCTATGGATGACAGAAAAAACTCATTAACCCACCATTCATTTGTTGAAATAATTAAACAATTATCCCCAAATGATGCTATTCTTTTAAAACATTTAAAGAATCACGAAGTACATCCTGCCGTTAAATATAGAGCGGTTTTAAACCCAAAGAATGACGGTATGAATATATCGGACACGTTAATAAAAGACTCTCCGTTAGATATAGAATCAACCGAAATTTCAATTAATAACCTAGTAAGGTTAGGGGTTTTAAATGAAACTTTTGACATGTCTTACTTAACAAAAAAAGGAATTTATAATAAGTTTTATGCTCCTCAGTTTTTAAATCACTTTAATAAGATTATAGAAAAACAAAGATTTGTTTCGGGATTAGAATTTGTTAAAAGAATGTTAAAGTCAGGACACAACCTAGAAACAATAAGTAAACTTTCTGGCATTGAATTTGAAGTATTAAAGTTACATTACAGCCCCTGGGTAATAGACATCAAAAAAGGCTCAATTAGTTTGTCCGCCTATGGTAAAGCTTTTGTAAAAACCTGTATTAACTAAACGGAGATTTTAAAATTTTCTCCACTTTTACAGCATACATAGCATTTCTAATCTCTTCCGCCAAGATGACGATTAGGAGTGCTATTTTTATTATTCTTAGTCTATTCATTCCTTTTTCTCTCCTTTCAACATTTTATTGAGCCTCTCATCAACTTTTATCCACGAGTCATGCAAGTGATATTTATCATCAAACGACTTAACACCAATTGCATGTTGCTCGTTGTGATGTTCGCGACATAACGCTAATACATGTTTGTCGTAGTGATTCATCTTGTTTCTGTTCATGCCTCTACCTACTGCTTCGTAATGTGCTAAGTCAGCGTGAGGCTTTCCGCATATTACACAGTTGCGGTTAACAGTTGACCAGTATAAGAATGATTTATCTCGTTTCAGTAGATTACTCGTTTTGTAGCTAAGTGGTATGTCATTGTAGAACGTCCAGTCAAGCGTTGCTTCAATGATTTGACTTGCTTGTGTTCTCGTACAATTACTTAGTGAAATACGTTCATCATAGCCGTAGTAAGTCCTTACATACTCGATGAACATATGTCGCATATAGTCCATTGGTTGACCTGTATATTCTTCTATGTCTTTGACAAGCGCGAATATTTTTCGTCGTTGCTTGCCGGTAATTCGAAACGGATCTATGACGCTCACATCGACTTCCACATCAAACCCGTTATCAAGTAGTAATGTTTCTTTATTACCTAATTCAACACCCGAGATGACAACTGTTGTTGTACCGTCATCTTGAGTGATATAACTAGTAATTATTGGCATCTAATCATTCCAATCAGAACGGTAAGTCATCATCAGTAATCGCAGTGGTATTATCAAAAGGATTATTACCAGTTTGAGTTTGTCTTTGTTGATGATAATTGTTGTTTGGTTGTTGGTTGTTATTCTTCGGTTCTAAGAATTGAACGCTGTCCGCTACTACTTCTGTCACAAATACACGTCGCCCGTCTTTGTTATCGTAACTGCGTGTTTGTAATCGCCCGTCTACACCTGCCAGTGATCCTTTAGAAAGGTAGTTTTTAACGTTTTCAGCTTGTTTTTTGAACACTACTACGTTTATAAAATCTGCTTCACGCTCGCCTTGAGCATTCGTGAATGTTCTGTTTACTGCTAATGTGAATGTTCCTACATTTAGGCCATTTGGCGTGCTTCTTAATTCTGGGTCTTTTGTTAATCGGCCTACTAACACTGCTCTGTTTAACATTATTGTTTTCCTCCAGTAATTGTTTTTGCGTTATTTCGTATTTTTTGAATAGCTTCTGCTGCTTGTTTTTCTGTTAATTTATAGTTATTTATGTCGAATTTTTGTTCTACTATATTTTGTGGCGCTTCTTTATCCGTGCCCTTTATCAATTTAGTGAAACTTATAACCTCTTTCCTTAAAATCCCTATAGTTTCGCTACTTGCCCATTGCGTTCTAGTTTGCTGTTTTGGATTATTATTTTTTCCACTTGCTTCATTTCCGTCATCGTCTTGGTCACTAGTAATACCGAAAATCGCAGATAGCGAATAACGTTTAAGATAACTTATTAACGAGCCTGCGCCTTGTGGCGTATTCTTTTCTGCATTCATAAATACAGGATCATACTCGATATATTCACCGCTTTCATGCATAAGCATTGTAGCGACTCCTACGCGCCCGTCTACATCGTTCAAAGCCCATTGAGTATAAGACAGTCCATGAGGTGTTGCCGCCTCGTCAATGGCTTCTACAACGTTCTCAAGAGGTACGTATTTTGATTTGAAAAATGGATTATTTTTATCTTTGAGCGGTTGTTTTACTTCTTTACGAAACGCAACCATAGCTTTGTTTATTTCTACAACTGTTTCTGATTTATTCATCACTTAATCACCAGGCTTTCTGTTACCTTTAATTCAACGCCAGGAATATCTTTCCCAGCTTTCAAATCATCGATTAGTTGCTTAGAATTAAGTTTAGGGGCTTGTGATAGCCAATAATCCTTTGGAATAAGTTTTTCATCGATAATATTTTTACTAGCCCCGTTTTTGCGCTTGTAAATATGATTAGTAGCTGTGCGGTAACTATCTACTTCCTGTGTTTCTAACATCTCTTTTAAGTAATCTCTTAAACGATCAGTTAAATTTTGTTTTTGTTTTTTTAAATTTTGAAGTCTCTTAATTTCTTTATCTATGACATCTATGTCACCTAAAGTTTCACGTCTCCAATTGACAATGTTATCTACTTTGACATTCATTTCTGCTTGGATAGAATCTAATGTGTCTTTTAGTAATGTTGGATCTAATTCATCTTGATTAGACATCTCTTTAAATGCTTCTGATAACTCATATAGATTAGCCATTAGTTAATCCCCCTCTACCATTTCATGACTAAGTTAATTAGTCTGTCCTGTTCATCTGTGTTCTCTTCAATCCATTCATCTATCGCTTGGTTGAATAAGTCTGATGCCATATCTAAGTCATTCTCATCTACGACATAAGCATGTTTAATTGGTACGTTGTTCATATCTTTAACTTGTATTGATATGCCTATATGACCTTTTAAAATGAATAGCTTAAAATCGAATCCGTTAACATGAATATTTTTGCGTATGATATCGCCTATTTCGTAATACATTGTTTTAGTCCTCCTTGTCGTCATCAATACCGAGAAATTTTTGTGATTTACACATTTGGAGAACATTGACAATGTCTTTATAACTCTTAGTGCTATCCAATAAGGAAGCAAGATCGAAAGTATGACCAATCACAGAATTTGAACCTGCTAAATAATCTCCGTCGATAACTCCTATTGATGAGAAAAGCAAAATATCAAATTTACTTTCTCCCTTAATTTCTTTCGCTAATTCATACAATTCTCCGCTTTTTTCAGATAATAAGTCTTTTATTTCTTCCTGCGTCATGTCTTTATAATTTTTAGTCATGGTTGACTTCCTCCGTTTTTCGTTTTATATTTAACTTGAATTTTATTTCTTAAATGTTTGTTACTGTTACTTGTTGTCGCAAGTAGCAGTTTTTTTATTCTTCATAAAAGTATTCTTTATAGAATATGAATGTTGCTATACTTGCGAATCCCGCAATTGACCATGCTGTAGTGAAGTATAGAAACGGCATGAGTACAATTGCTAAGACTGTGAAGCATAATACTGCTAATAGATAGCTTTTATAAATGTTACTCATTTGATAATCCTCCTATAATTCGTATTCATTAATCATTAAATTGGTACCGATAAATTGAATAGCTTTGTCAATTTTTATATAACGCTTTTGTCCTCGACCAAATCTGTACATGCATTCTTTTTGAAACTCTTTGTTCGAGTAGACTTTTTTCTCTAGATCATCTTTTGAAATGCCACTTATTTTTACAAACGCATTTGCGTCTGCATATCCGATGTATTCCATATTCAGCCTCTCCTATATTTCGTTTTAAAATTTCATTTCAATTTGCTTGATTCTGTATAAAGTAGCTTGTGACGGGAACCAATTAGCAATCATTTCAATTACATCGTCGAAATGTTTTTGTCTTACGTTCGTTCTTGAACTCGCACCAGTCATCTTTTTCACTTCTGAATTAATATCCCTGAATAATTCGCTACGTTGTTTTTGGTTTGTTATCGCATGTAGTCTTTGTATATGAGCTACTCTTTGATTGATTGTTCTAGTTAAGAAGTTGTAGTCTCCTGCATCCAGTTTTTGATTTTCTTTCAAATCAATAACATCATCTTTCACGTTTTTAATTTCTTGTTTAGTTTGTTCTGTAGCTTCAAACATTAATCTCAATGCTTGCATTGGGTCGCTAGGTACTTGGTACGCACCAGTTCTTCTTAAAGTTGGTAAAACTTCCGATGTTACCCAGCGTTTGAATTTCCTAGCGGTTTCTCTAATGTTTTCGTTTTTACTTTGTTTAGAAGCGTCAAAGATTAAACTGTATAATCCAGATTCGTTGATGATGATCATATTTCTGTTTTGACCTGACGCACTAATTTGGTGCATCAGCCTATCATCGCTATCAACATGATTGCGTATGGCGTTATCTGCTCGTGCATACCCTAAAATTTCAGCAACATCTTTACCTAAAAAGAAGGGTTCTCCTTCCACTTCAATTTTCCTTACTGGTAATTCTTCAAAATTAAATGTTTGTAATGCTTGCATAATGTTTATGCTCCTTTCGTGTATAATTTATTTATCGCTACTGCGATGGTGGGTGGTGATAAGATTGAAAACTAACTATAACTTTAGTATCAATGTTAGAAATGCCGGTAAGTTTGAAGAAACACCATGTGAATTTGTAGATGGTAGCAAAGGTGTTCGATTAGCTTACGAAAATGGTTTGGTCGTAACAATCCACGTTGACGGCAATAATATTGATATACGTTCAAGTCACCTATTAATTTTGGTTGATGAAAACCCTTTAACTTTTGATGTTGATATGAATACAAAAAATCCTAAATAATTTTTTTACCATCAACAGTTAAAGACAATGTATTTTTATTTTGGAGATGTAAGAGGTCTATTGTCGTTAGTAATTCCTCTTCGCTCCATTTTTCTTTTTCTGCTAGTTCGATGATTTTTACTGCTATTTCATGAATCTTTTTTAATTCTTGCATTTCAGTTTCCTCCTATTAAATCGTTTGTTTTTCTTCGACTAAAACGTATTTAAAATACGATTCGTCTTTTAAAAAAATAATCTCATCAATAGAGATATCTAATGTCTTAGCAATTCTAAAAGCATCTCTAGGTTTAATCATTTCTGGGTTGTTTTCCCAAATGTTATAAGTAGACGGTGAAATGCCAAGTTTTTCTGCGAAAGATGACTGGGTGTAACCTTTTCGTTTTCGCCATTCATCTAATTTCAAACTATGTTTGATGTAGTTCATTTTTTTACCTCCTTGTTAAGTTCTGACTAAAGTATATCGTAATTTAAATACGATTTCAAGTATTTTTCGTAATTATTTTTCAAAATTGCGTATTTTTATTTTGTTAAATCGTATTTTAAGGGTTGCAATTACGATTTTTCATAGTATAATAAAAGTGTAAAAACATTATATATAAGGAAGGAAAACAAAATGGCTTTCAAAAATTCCATAAAAGAAATCAGATTGAACAATAGATTGTCTAAAGTTGAGATGGCTAGAAAATTAGATGTTTCCGAAGGTACTATAAGAATGTGGGAAAGTGGAAGAACTGAACCTAGAATGGGTATGGTCGAAAAAATTTCAAGTTTGTTCAATGTTTCTAAAGGTTATCTCTTAGGAGAAATTGAAGAAATTGTTTTACCAGAATTTGATAGCGAAATCGAGGTTCCATATTTCGGTAAAGTTTCTGCTGGAAATTTCGAGGAAGTTGCAATTGATAATGAAAAATTAAAAGTTCCACCATTTGCTTTTAACGGTCGTAAACCTAGCGAATGTATAGCACTAAAAATAAACGGAGATAGCATGAATAAAATACTTGCTAACGGTTCTTATATAATTGTCCATGATTATAGAAAGTCTTGTGATCATAAACTTAACAGCAATGACATCCTTGTATTACGTCTAGGTGGTGAATATACAGTTAAGCGTGTGAGACGTACTGAAACAAAACTACATTTAGACCCAGTAAGCTATTCAGATGAATTTAAAACTAATTCTTACGATTTAGATTCTATTGATGAAATCGAAGTGATAGGCAAAGTTATTTATAACTATCGTATTTTTGATTAATAACGCCTATGTGGCGCTTTAATATATAAAGTAAGCAAAGGAGAAATGAAAATGAAAAGATTATTAGGTTTACTATTAGCAAGTACGTTGGTGTTAGGCGCATGTGGTAGTAACGATACAGACAAAAAAGAAGAAAGTAAAAAAACAGAAACAAAGAAAGAGAACAAAGATAAAAAGAAAGAAACTAAAGAAAAAGCAGAAGCTAAAAAAGAAAATGCTAATCAAAACGATAACAATAATCAAGTAAACAACGAGAACAACACAAACATTAACAACAATCAACAAACCAATAACACATCTAAGCAACAGGTACAGAAGAATCTTCCAGCTACCAATAATGGACAACAAGCACAACCACGCGACCCAAACGAACCTAGTTACGAAGAATATTTAAATGCTAAAAGAGCCACTGAAGAAATGGAAAATAATCCGGACAAAAACCAACATGCTGGAGGTGGTCCAGGAATGTCGTTAACACACCCTAATCAATCATATGATAGTTTTAGAAAAGAAGTAGGAAAAGCAAGAAGTGAAGCAATAGTTGTTCAACAATAAAATTTCGGGTAGCTCGCCTACCCTTATTATTTTTTTGCCAATTTTGAGGAGGAGAAATAAAATGGCATCATTTACTATTACAAAAAGAAAGAATAAAACGTCGACATCTTGGCAATACGATGTAAAACATCCGTCTTTCAAATCAGGAAAGAAAAGAAAGTCGGGATTCAAAACTAAAGCAGAGGCAACCAACGCTGCTCAACAACTGCTTAGAGATTTGGATGATGGAAATAATTTAGATGAAAATAAAAAGTTTGAAGAATATTACAATGATTGGTTAGATTCAAAAAATAAGAAACATGTCGCTTCACAACAATTCTATTGGTATCAACGTTCATTAAAATTATTTAACGAATATTTCGGGAGTGATTTTTTAATAAAAAACATCAAACGTTCGGAGTATCAAAAGTTTTTGAACGAATTCGGTCGAGGTCGTACTAATGAAACGGTTCGTAAATTAAACAGTTGTTTATCACAATGCTTCAGAGATGCAGTATATGAGGGCTATTTAAAGAAAGACCCTAGCTATCAAATAGATATTCGTGGTACAAAAAAATCAAAAGACGAACACTCTAAATTCATCACCATAGAACAATACTTGCAATTGATAGAATACTTTAAATCTAGAGACGAATCGAGTTATATTTTTTTATTCATCCTAGCTATCACTGGTGCTAGATACAGCGATGTAATTAATATGTTGCCTATCGATCTAAACGAAAAAGAGGGTACAATACATCTTCGTGGAACAAAAACAGTTAACGCGGACAGACTTGTGGAGGTACCAAAAAAGGATATACAACATATTAAAGCTAAATTATCAAAATTACCAAAACGTACAGATAATAAGTTGTTTAAATTGAGTCATAATGCCGTTAAAAAGTCATTTAACCATGCTAAGAGTCAAATAGGACTAAATGATACTAAAATAACACCTTATTCATTAAGACACACGCATACATCTTTCCTACTTTCTAAAGGTATACCTATTGAATATATTAGCAAAAGATTAGGCCATTATAATATATCTATAACTTTAGACACCTACTCTCACTTACTTGATGAACATAAAAAAGAGCAAGGTCAACGTGTCAGAAAATTATTTTCTTGA